AAGAACCCTGTAATTTTAGGGGAAGAACCCTGTAATTTTAGGGGAAGAACCCTGTAATTTTAGGGGAAGAACCCTGTAATTATCGGGGAAGAATTTAGAGCAAAAATGTAAGGAAATCAAGGGCTTAATAAAATAGAACATAGATATTCGGGGAAGAACTCAGTAATTTTAGGGGAAGAACCCTGTAATTTTAGGGGAAGAACCCTGTAATTTTAGGGGAAGAACCCTGTAATTTTAGAGGAAGAACCCTGTAATTTTAGGGGAAGAACCCGGTTTTAAATAATGGGATTTATTCCCCGTAATTTCTCTTATACATATTTCTATTCAATTTACATAGGAGACTTAAGCATGAATAGTTCATCAGCCCCTTTTCATTATGACCTTCTTGAAAACTATTTTAAGAAGGCAGAAGAACTAAGAGGCTTTGTTGTGCATGGAGAAGACACTGAAAGATGTGTTTGTCGTATTGATTTGATATCAGTTGGAGTTGTTTCGAAATCTACAGATCCTTTAGGGGAAGTAATTCAATTGGTAGAAGATGAAAGATGTGACTATATTGCGGACTTAGAACCTACTAATGGAATGCCTATGAGGCGAGGAGTAGTTTTGAAAAGGACTGCAGTTGTAAGAGTGGAGTTTCCCCTATGAAAAGAAATTTAGAAGATATAAAGAAAATCGTAGGAGCTCTTTTAAACGATAGTGGAAGAACTCCAGAGGAAGCAGAACTAGCTGCAGATAAAGCCGCTCAGCTATTAGCCAGGTCAGGGCTCACTCTTCAAGACGTAGTGGAAAATGGAGGAGAGGATATTATCTTAGGAGCTCCTATTGAAGTAGGTAGGCATCCTTGGATAGTATTTAAATTTTTATTAACTCCTATAAGTCGTCTTACTCAGACAGAAATATGGTTTAATGAACTGTTAACTAAGAATGGCAATCCAGGAGATAGAAAGTCAATTGCAGTAGTAGGATATGATGCTGATGTAGAATGGGCTAAATGGTTAATTCAAGTTATAGAAACTTCAGCTCGTCAAGCTATTAAAGGGGTTAAGACAGACCCTGATAAAAGAGCCATTCTGATTGGAGTAGGAGTTCGGCTAAGAGATAGAATTAATCTTCTTGTCTCTAAAATGGATAGAGCTATTCAAGAACAAGGACAAGATGGTAAAGCGGTAGTTCTTCATAAGTCCGCTCAATTAGAGCAATGGATAAAAGAATTGGGAATTGAATTAGCCCCTTCAAAAAATAGGGGCTCTGATATGACTAAGTTAAGTGGAGAGAAATTTAAAGAAGGGCTATCTAAAGGGGACAGAATTGCTTTAGGTAGACCTATTGAAGGAAATAAGGGAGTACTTCAAATAGAGAATTAGATATGGATATTAAATGCTGTATAGCTTAAGGAAAGCGCTAAGCTGGTAACTTAGAGATGTAGGAGGTCGAGTTTCTACTACAGCCCAATTAAGAGATTTATAATGACCAAGTGTTTGAAGGTAGCTTTAAAGTATCCACATCTTCTAGAGCTACCTATTAAATATTCTAATATATCTAGCCCTGATGAAAGGCGCTTAGTCAGAGAGACATACATAAAGCTTCAAGAGGGTAAGTGTATGTACTGCGGGGGAAATTTATACGATAAGCCTCCTTCTAGAATTGCTAATAAACCTGTTAAGGAAAGTCTATTTCCTCAGGGTTTCTTTAAGTGGCCTATACATATTCAACATTGCCATAAAACAGGTATGACTGAGGGGGTTGTTCATGCAAAATGCAATGCAATATTATGGCAGTATCATGGAAGATAAATAAGACCTAATTGCTATTATGGTAGTGTTTATAATGAGAGGGATAGACAATGACGAAAGTTGTTAAGGTGAATTACAACAGAGTGGAGCATATCATACTTGGGGGAATTAAAGCTATTGATCCTCATTTTGATAAAGACCCAAAAGTAGAAAAGGCCCGTATGCGTATAGCTAAGAATATTCAGAAAGATTTTGATGAGCGTATGGAAAAAGGATTTTTTGGGTATGAGGATTATACTGCTGAAGAGCAAGCAGCACTAAGTCGAATTCTAATGTACCATGAATTAGGTAAGCACTTTGGGTACCCTAAATGCTGCATAGCAGACTTTATTAAAAACATTCCTAAGAGACTTGATAAAGTTAAAATCGAAAAAAGAGCTTTTCATGGAACAGGATTTGTTCCTTGCCCCGATTGTAACAAAGTCGTGCAACAAGCGGGGCCCGAAGCTTACATAGAGATAATAATTAATAGGAATAGGAAATGTCCGGATAGGTTCCCTCAACATGCAAATAAGGTGGATGAGGTAAGCAGGGCCATTATGAATAAGTATAAAGGAATTACCTAATGATGATAGATTGTCCTTTTGCAAAGGAAGCTTATGCAAAACTTCGTAGTAAGCTTAAAGAAATAAAACCTTTGATTGAAGATATTCAAGCAGAGGGAAATTTAGAAGTGACTCTTGAAGTAGGTCCTCTTAACGCAATTGAGAAAAATCATATAAGGTTATATATCCGGGACTCTATTCGAAATTCTGCTAGTGTAGAATATATCAAGCTATATTAGGATTTAATTATGTCTGTCGATTTTAACCGGTATATGGAAGATGCCAGAATGATGCAGTCATTAAGGGAAGAGCAATTAAAGTATGATTTACAGAGGGAACAATGTCGTACTAAGCCTCCTTTAAATGAAGATAATTTCCTAAGGCTTAAGAGGGAATTGAGTTTGAATGTACTGCAACTTAATGAAATTTTAGTAGAGGTATATACACAAAACCGAAAAGGCCTAAATCTGTACGCAACGGGAACTTACCCTAATAACGCTAGTACTTTCGATTATTATAAGGGAAGACTTGTTCCCTCTATATATTATACAGGGTTGCTAGACCCTTCATATAAAGAAGTTGCAGACAGGTGGGAATTAGCTTCTCGGCTTGATAAGGTTATTTTGAAAGTAAACAAAGTATTAAAAGATTTAGTTTTAAAAGAAGATATTGGAACAGTATTTAATTTTCCAAAATATGAGCTGCCCGGCACTTCTAATGTAGTAGCAGATATTGAGGAAGGGCTAAGTCCTATAAAAGTGGTACAAATGAAGGTTCAATTCTTTAATAATAGGCGTAAAGATGAAGATGATTTGAGAGCTTGGACTAAGAGGGTGAAAGAAATAAGCAAGCCTAAAATTAAATATCGTCCTATAAAATATTGAGGGTAATAGAATGAAACTTGAAGGTGTTGCTAGAAGAGCTTATTTGATGAATAAGCTTCATTTAAAATTAAAAGAGGCTTCTATGGAAATAAGTCCTATAATCGCAGAGCTTCTTGATGAGTATAATACAGATGTTGTACTTGATGTTAACAATTATGAGAATGGCCCGGTCTCGGGACATAGAATGTTTGTATCAGAGTTTAAAACCTTAGAACTATAGGGGGTAAAGTTCATGTATATTAGAACTGTATTAGGTATTACAAAGACTGCTTTGGCAGTTATGGGAGTAGGTTTCTTATTGTCTTTTCCTATTCAAAACTTTATTGATCCAGCTAATGGTCAAGAAATGATTGAGAGTATTAAAGACAAAGAATATTCTAAATTTCTTGATCTTTATGGAAACTATGTCAAAATTTATAAAGATCCAGTTAGTAAATGCGAGTATTTAATATTTGGAAAAGCTAATGGAGGGCTTGCTTCTGAGCCTAGAAGAAACTCAAAAGGGGAAATTGTTTGCGAGAATAAAAAAAAGGAGCTAAAAGCCCCTTTCTTAAAGACGAGATTTAAAAATTATTATACGATATAAACTTTCCATTCCATTACCGTCTTGCCAGGGCGGACTTGGCGAGACACTCTTTTTACATTGCCCGCACCGAAGCTTAATTTCTCTTTAGTTGAAAGGGCGCTAAATTCTTTGTCTGAGTATGTCCGAACAATCATTGTTTGCTCCAGCGTTTATTTGATGAATAATATAGCGCCCTTTCCAGTCTTTGTAAATAGGAAAATTATTTTTTTTTCCACTTTTTATTATGTACTTCCACTTCAATTCGCGTTATATAATAGATCTAGTCAATTCAAAGGGGACTTTATGCCAAGATACTTTCAGAAGACTATATTCAATACACGTATGACTGAAAAGGTAACGGAAGTTTCCATCTTAAATGATAATGAGGTACCAGACTTTTTCAGTCGAGAAGAATTAGAGAAACTTGATAAGGGACAGTTGATCTATAGGAGTCATCCTAATTATAGCTTGGAAATAGTCGACCTTCAAGCTTTCTTTAATAAGGGTAGAAAAAAGAGTTGAATGTGATTTGAAAAAGGGGCTTATATAAGCCTCTTTTTTATTATAGGGATTTAGGTAAATAAAAAGGCCCCTGAAGGGCCCTTTATTTTATTTAAATTACTTAAGCTTTTTTAACAAGTTCTACATCGAATTTTTCATTTTTCGCTATTGTTTCTTTAATAAGGTTTCCAGTAATTGTTCCTTGTAAAACCAAAGTAACATTATCACCCGATTTTTCAATTTCTAATACTTTATGTTTTTGAATTTGGAATTCATAGTTTGGGTTTTTTGTATCTACCATTACATATACATCAGCTGTCGCATTCAGTTCTTTAAAGCGCTTAGCAGTAATTTGTGTATGGACTGACATGTTCTTAGCTCCAGTGTTTGTTTGATGAATAATATATAACCCCCTTTCCAGCATTTGTAAATAGGAAAATTCACTTTTTCTATTTTTTTTTTCGCTTTATATAATAGGAGAGAATTTCGCTTTATATAATAGGATATTCCAAAATAGGAAAAAATAGAAAAAAGTGAATTTTCCTATTTACAAACGCTGGAAAGGATGCTATATATTATTTATCAAATACACAAACAGAGGGAATTGAAATGATTTACGCAAAATTGACAACTGCAAACAAAACTAAACCTGTAGGGTATTTTGAAACTCCACACCACTTAATTGATTATATTATGAGTAAAGGAGAAATTTTAGATTGGGTTCAAATGGATACTGAAACCCAAGGGACTTTTTCGATTAAAATGAAAAGAGGACAAAAGCTTTACACTTTTGAGCAATCCAAACATTGATTTAATTAAATAAGTATTAAAGGGGAGGCTTTAAGCCTCCCTTTTTTTGTATATAAATAATGATAATAAAAAGACCCCTTATAAAGGGGTCTTTCTATTCCTTTAAAATGTATTATCCAATAAAAATAAGGAATTTATCTTCGTATGAAACTTTATTTGCAGGAGTATCTTCAAAACACCCTTCAGAAACCAGTTCATCAATATCTTCCTGAGTAGCTAGTTTCCAATACATTCCGAAGGCATCCAAGGAATAATAGGTATAGTATTGTTCGTCAAAAAGGTTGCAAAGGGCTTTTGCATGGATGTCTTCGATTTCTTTATACATTATTTAGCTCCAGTGTTTGTTTGATGAATAATATATAGCACCCTTCCCAGTCTTTGTAAATAGGAAAATGCTTTCTATTTTTTTTTTTTCAATTATAACATTTTCCTATTTACAAAGACTGGGAAGGGTGCTATATATTATTCATCAAACAAACGCTGGAGCAAAGAATATGTATCAATACAATTTAACAATCAAATGTGGAAATGAAAAAGTGTCAATTGATTTTACAGTTCCCAGTAAAAAAGAGGCAAAACAAGAAGGGGAATTTTTGGCAATGTCTTATGGCTGGAAAACAAATTCAATTTGGAAAGTACATTCTTTAAAATATTTAGGAAGTTTTACTAAAAAAGAAATATCTGAATTTTCAAAAGATTTTGATAACTTATCAGAAACTCATAAAAAAGAAATAGAAAATCAAATTGCTTCAGTAAGAAAAAATAAAACATCCAAAGAACGTTTACAATCAGATAGAGATTTTATTCAATCTTTTTTAAAATAAACTAAGTTACTTGTAAATAAAAGGCCCTTATTAGGGTCTTTTTATTTATGTATTTATATAAAATAAAGGGCTCTTATGATAAAGAGCCCTTTATTCTTGCTTATTTAAAAGGAATTACATATCCCAAATATTTTCTCTTTTAATAAATTGGGAAACTCTGACAGTTTGTAGCCTATTATCTCCTTTTGGTCTCTGAGTACTTATCGCAAATACACATTCTATATCTTCATGCTCCAAAAGAGTTTGACTATGAGCATTTACAGTTTCAAGGCACTCATTGATTTCATCTTTTATTTGAGCAATTAGCTTCTCTTTTTCAAGTGACATATAATTTCCTCTCTATTGATAAAGACAATATAGCAGGTTATAATAGGAATGTAAACAGGAAATCCCATTCTATTTAATGGGATACGGGAACTTAATCTCTTTTATAATAGGAACATATATTAAGTGGAGAATTTGCAATGGGTTGTGATATACACCTTTTCGTTGAAGTAAAACAAAATGGCAAGTGGCAGTCCGTATCCGAAATGAGAGACTGCTATATAGAACGTAATTATCATATGTTTGCTTTGCTTGGGGGAGTTAGAAATTATGATGAAATTACTCCTATATCTGAATTAAAAGGAATAGATAAAAATTCAGGGAGGGATTTCAAAATACAAGCTGAATATTATAACAGCGACGGGCATTCTTATTCCAATTTGACTTTGCGGGAATTGCTAGATTTTGATTGGACTAAAAAGGTTTTAAAAAAAGGGTACCTTGATATAGTTCAATGGGCTAATTTTAGAAGTATAGGAAAACCAAGTGGATATTCCAGAGACATTAGTGGGCATCATATAGAAATTTTTAAGCCAGAAGCTTTTGAAGAAGCATGGAGAAAATATTCTTTTGCGATGGGCTTAGAAAAGTATATTTTACCTAGTAAAGCTATTACGAATGAAGAAGAAGAAAAAAGATTTGCTTTCTTTCTTGCTCCAAATAGAAAGACTTATCCGGTATGTGATGCTGAATGGGAAATTCCCATATATGAAAATACTTCTCATTTTTGGAGCTGTATTATGCCTAGACTTCTTGCTTTAGGAGCTCCAGAAGAAGTACGAATAAATTTCTTTTTTGATAGTTAGACAGAGAGGGCTAAAACATGACTACTCAAAAACATCCCGGAGATGGAACTGTTTTAATAGGGCAATATGTAGGAGAAATTGAGCCTTATAAACATTATATGAATATATTCAGCAAAAATCCTATGGACATTGAACGTATAAGGGTTGTTTTTAAGCCTGCTTTAAAAATACCTAAAGGGCTTTTAAAATCTGGAGTTTTGCTTGTAACAGAATTAAGAAGTGGAAGATATACTGGGAATATATCTAAAGGAGACCCTTCTACTTATAATTATTGGGAAGTACAGAAAGTTTTTGTGGAAACGGACAGCCCTGATTTTATATGGAGTAAACCTTCGGGCGCTAATACTACAGGTCCTGTTTTTCATAGGCTAACTCCGTCACAAAAAGAAATATTTCGTAGTATATTTGAAAATGCCTTAGATAGCTTTGTTTTTACGGATAAATTATGAAACTTGAAAACGGATGGAAACTAATAGATGATAAAGCAAAGGATGGAAAATACTACGAAGTATGGCCTTGCGATCATTATCGGGTACCTGACATATTTATAGTATGTTGGACAATTGAATATGGATGGAGTACAAGAGAAGGATGGTATATACCTGGAATAGGGGTTTATCCAATTGAGCCTACTCATTACAGAGAAATAAGAGACGCTCCTCATATACCATTATTAAAGAGGGATTAAAATGCAACTTTTAGAACATGGCGAAAATTTCACTAATGGCATAAGAGTTCTTATGCTTTTAGGTAGAAATAAAGACGGGTGCGAAAATAAACGTACTAAGCTAGTTGTATCTCAAAATTCTGTTGAATTTAGAGAGCACTTAGAGGACTTGTGTGAGGTTTCAACCCCAGGTCAACGAATATATGCATCTTTAGCTCGCCGAGATTTACAGAAGGCAATCCGCCTTTTCAAAGAGAGGCAGCTTCAGGCAGACTATTCTGAAACTCAACATTTCTATGCAAACTTAAATAAAACATGGGTTAGCTGCCTCATGAATGAGCAAGCGGCTACTAAGAAAGAAAAATTTTGGCTGATTGACTGTGATACATTCGATGAGTTCAATGACGTGGTTAGACTATTAGGGGATAATTTAAGTATCTATGAAGGCCATTATAAAACTAAGAATGGGTTTCACGTAATTGTTAAGCCTTTTAATCTTAAAATGGAATTGCCTATTGAGCTACATGCTTTAGTCAATAGAAATCCAATGATGTTATGGGGATATTGACTAATGAAAATAAGTCGAGACATGGCAACAAAAGAGTATACTCCTACGGCGGTAGTATTAGAGGATTATGATATTTTAAAAGGAACTTTGGTAGTTCAACTTAGAAGCTCTATAGCTATTAATAAAATAGCAATCGTAGATAATCCAGAAAATATAAAATATAAAGCCGGAGAAATAGTTAAGCTCAAGTTTAATAGCCTCGAAGATAGATGGGAACTTAGATGATGAAAGCTTTTACTGTATATGGAGTGGAAGTAACTTATGACCATTTAACCGCTATTTGGAATGAAGTAGCGGTCAGTCCAAGAAGGGTTAGAAGAACATGGGACCCTGAAGTAGCACATCTTATAGATTATGAGTTCGTGCATAAACATGATCTTTACCAGCCCATGATGAATGCTCTGCAAATAAGTCCTATACAGGATATAGATAATAAAAAGGGAATTTTCGTAGGTATGCTCGGAGACCTCTTAGGACAACGTCTTATAAATGACGCGATTAAGAAAGGCATAATTAAAAAAGAAGCCCGAGGAAGATATAGTTGGAATAGAAGAGAACAACATTACCATAAGCGTATATTAAAACAGCCTTGGGTAGGTGAAGAGGGATGGAAATACCCAACACAAAATATAAAAGTGCTTGCTAAGGGGTTTTGAGGGTATAACTGAAAATTATGATAGGTACTATATCTACATAAATAATTGAGAGGGAAAATAATGTTGACTTTAAGTTTTTTTGAATTTTATTTGATTGCCGGGTTTATAACTTTTCATGGAGTTATGATGGCAAAACATATTAACACTGAAGATCCTGTCTATGACGTATGGAACATATTAAGTACAGCGGGTTTTGTTATATTTTTATGGCCTATATTCTTTGTGTATTTTCCGGCTGTATTTGCTGATTATGTAATTACAGAATTGAAATTTTATGCAAGGCGTAAAAAAGTCAATAAAGCCAACAAAGCGTTTAGGCGCTCAGAAAAATCAAATAAATAAATAAATAAATAAAGTTTTATAGACCCGTAGCTCAAAGGTAGAGCTGGCTGCTCATAACGGTTAGGTTACAGGTTCGAGTCCTGTCGGGTCTACCAAGTGTCCTTAGCTCAATTGGATAGAGCCATGTACTTCTACTGCATAGGTTGCAGGTTCGAGTCCTGCAGGGCGCACCAATTAAATTAAATTAAATAGAGAGGAAATATCATGATTAGACGACGGAATAATAATGAAGAGTTAGTCCAAGGTTTGACTTTTGTACAGGGCCTATTCCTAGTATTCTTATTTCTAAAGCTTGATGGTTCAATTGATTGGTCTTGGCTTTGGGTAACTAGCCCTTTATGGGTACATTTTGTATTTATGGCTTTAGCAAGCTGGGGTACAAATCATTAAATTCCCGTCTTATAATATAAATAACCTTGGGTCTATATTATAAGTTTTGGAGGGCGTTCCCTAGTCCGCCCGGGAAAGGCTAGGGGCTAATTTAACATAGAGGATTTTAAAATGAGTGAAGAATTAAGAGATAAACTTTGTAGAGACATTACTGAAAGTGAATGTGCTTTAGCCACTGCTAATGAGCACTTAGCTCTTTTACAAGTTAAAGATGCTGTTTTAAATTATATGGGAGCGGTAGGGCATAGAATAGAAATTAGCCCTCATAGCCAAACTCCTAATGAGTTTCCTAGTGAAAATACTGAGTTCTTTATGGAAGTAGTATCAAGAATTGATGAGGAATTAGACCTAATTAGATGCGAATATGGGTTAATAGATCTACAACCTTTTGACCCGGATAAGCTTGATTAAAAAGGTAATTAAATAGTATTAAGGAGGTAATATGTGTTGGAGTTACATTGGACTGAGTTTACTCTATTTATTTATGGCTTTTATAGTTACTAGGGTTATAGAGGGCTCATGGGTTCGTAGAATAAGTGACAATGAAACTCTAAAAGCCCTAGGGGTTTTATTAGGTTTTTGGCTTTTCATCGGAAGTTTAATTATGCTTGTTTCCGGATTATTAAATAAATGTCCTGCATAAATTTAAACAATATTGACGAATGCAAGGCCTGTCAAGGCAGAGCCTATTTACCTGTTTGCTGTAAAACAAGGGAATTAATTTATCCTGATGGATTTAATATTCCTTTAAGTATAGATGCATGCTGTGGAGATTGGGATTATGAGATGTGCCCTGAATGCAAGTCCGGATATGTCCTTAAGAAAGCCTAAAAGACTGCAATGCGAATTTGCAGTATTGGATATAAAGAATGGCAGAGTTATATTAGAAGAATATACTAATAACTCTCAGAATGAAGTAGAGGTCATTGTAACAGGGCGAATAACAGGGCCTCATAGCCGTGATGACGGAATAAGTACTGAATTTCTTCTAGATGTAGATAAAATACAGGTGGTATAGTGAAAGTACTTTTTCTTGATATAGATGGCCCGGTAGTTAATACTAGAAGTATATTAGCCAATCCTCAATGTGATTGTTGGTATGCTATAGATACTATAGGAGTGGCCTTATTAGTAAAGATAGCTAAAAAGTACGATGTAAAAATAGTTTCAAATACCGCCCGGCATTCTTTAGATTTTGATGTTATGAAGTCAAAGCTTGAAATGCTCGGGCTTGTTTTTTATGGATCTACTAATTTGCCAAAAACTCTACCTCGAAAACAAGCTATAGTAGAATGGCTTGAAGCTAATCCAGAAGTAGAACAGTGGGCGGCAGTAGATGATGAGTTTATAGATCATGAAAATGCAGTTCTTATAGACTATGATGAGGGTATAACCACAAAAGCTTTCCTCTCTATATTAAATATATTAGATTGTGAACAAGATGATGGAATTATAATTTTAAAGGCTAATAGAGGGAAAGCTAATGACGAGAATAAACTGCGTTCATCCTAGAGAGCTATGTGATAAGCATCTTTTAGCAGAATTAAATGAGTTACCACGGATTTTTACTAAAGCCGATATTTTCTGGAAAACCAGACAAGATGTGGGAAGTAAGCTTCCTACGGCATATTGTCTGGGAACTGGCCATATGAAATTTTTCTATAATAAATTAAAGTATCTCCATTCCAGATATGGGCTACTCCACTTAGAAGCTACTCTTAGGGGTTTTAATGTAAAGTGGAGTAAAAAAGTATTTATTAGTCTAGAATATATTGATTTAAAAGTTGATAAATTTTGGCAGCCTAACTTAGAAGATATTAGGAAAAACAGAGAACGTATTGCTGAAAGAATTTGGGATAGTATGAAAAGTAAACCCAAGTTTACCCCATATATTAATTAGGATACTTAATATGACTGATCTTAAAAAACCTATGCTGGCTGCCAAGTTTGATCCTGACAAAGCTGTTTATCCTTTAATGGGAAGCATTAAAGTAGATGGAATAAGGTGTCTTATAAAAGATGGAGTAGCGGTAAGTCGGTCTTTAAAACCCATTCCTAATAAGTACGTTCAGAAATGGGCTGCTAGAAATGCAAGGCGTTTAGAAGGAGCAGATGGGGAACTAGTTGTAGGTAATTTAGAAGCTGAAGACTGCTTTAGAAAAACCAGCTCTGCAATAATGTCTTTTGAGGGCAATCCTGATTTTAGCTATTGGGTATTTGATTTATGGAATAGGCCTGTTGCGCCTTTCTATGCTCGATATGATGTATTTACTTTTGACCTTTGGGATGTAGACCGAGTATGTTTGCTAAATCAAGAAACTCTAAATACCCTTGAAGAGGTTTTAGATTTTTTAGATAAACAAACTAATAGAGGGTACGAAGGAATTATGCTTCGAGACCCTTACGGTCTTTATAAAATGGGACGCGCCACTGTAAATCAACGTCAACTTATGAAATTGAAAAAATTTGAAGATGCTGAAGCGATTGTAATTGGTTTAGAAGAAGAAATGCATAATGCAAATGAGGCTCATACTAATGAAGTAGGGGCTACAGAACGTTCACATCATAAAGAGAACATGATCGGCAAAAATACTTTGGGAGCTCTTAGAGTACAGCTTATAGACGGCTCAAAAACCGAATTTAAGGTAGGCACCGGCTTTTCGGCACAAGAACGTTTAGCGATATGGCGCTCTAAGCCGATCGGAGCTATAATTAAGTTTAAATACTTTCCTACAGGATCAAAAGATAAGCCCCGTTTTCCTGTATTTTTAGGTTTTAGAGATAGAATAGATATTTAGCGTTTACATAACTAGGAAAATAGCGTATAAGAAAAAGAACAATCGGAGTTGGCCTTTAGCAGGAGAGAGCACGCGTAGGCGTTAATGGTCTTTTAGTAGCGAGAAGCAGCTGTAGGCGGTGAGCTATTTCAGCCCCTACCTATTTAGAGTAGGGTAGCCAATAAAGAACATAGAGCGATGTCACGGAAGCAGTATAAAGCTATTAGCTTAAGGGATAGTACAATCTATCTAGCACCAATAATCAGTTAACTCTGTAGGGGCTTTTAGGAACTATATGTAGCTGCCAACGAGGCTCAAAACGAACTAAACAGTAAACGTGGATGATTGTTTTAACGCGCTGGCTTGCATTATGCAGGTCAGCGCGTTATATATTTTTTATGATTGAAAAAAGTTCAAAATATGAAACCGAGCGTAGAAAAGAGCTTGTAATTGAGGCGGCAAAAACAGCCCCCTCTTTTAGAAAGGCTTGTGACATAGCCGGAGTACCTTCTAGCACTGCTAATAGGTGGCGTAGGGATGATGAAGATTTTGCCGAGGCGCTACATGAAGCAGAAAAAGAACGGTGGGATGTTTTAAGAGAACATATCTATGAAAGAGCTATAGGCGGGTATGAAAAACCTGTGTATTATAAAGGCAGGCCTTTATGGAGACGAGACCCTAAAACTAATGAGCTTTTATTAGATGAAAATTTTGAGCCTATACCTCTAACAGAAACAGTCGTATCTGATAGGCTTCTTGAAAGGTATCTAGAAGCTAACTTGCCTGAGTTCGCTCGGAAATCGAGTTTGGAATTAAGTGGCCCTAATGGGGGTCCTGTTTCTACCCAATTAGTTGTAAATTTTGTTGATCCTCCTGATTGGGATAAAGTAAAATGGGATCCTGAAACAGGAAGAGCCGAATTACCAACAGATAAATAAGGCTGTAATTCCTGATGGCTAAATTAGTTATTGAAAGACAAATTCCTAGGGCTTTTCAAGGGCTTTACAGACCAGCAAGATATAAAGTTTTCCATGGAGGAAGGGGCTCCGGGAAATCCCATTCTGTGGCTGACTATCTTATTTCTATGGGCGTAAAAAGACGCATGAGATTTTTATGTGCTCGGGAAATACAGAAATCACTTGCAACTTCTGTCCATCAGCTTCTACAAGATAAAATAAAAGAACAGGGCTTAGAGCACGCCTATTCAGTTACTAAAGATGGTATTAGGGGTCCTAATGGAACTCATTTTCTTTTCGCGGGTCTAAGATCAAATCCTGATAGTGTTAAATCGATGGAGGATTTAGATGGAGCTTGGATAGAAGAAGCAGACCGGTGTTCTCAAGCCTCTTTAGATTTATTAACTCCTACAATTCGTAAACCAGGCTCTGAATTAATATTCACATTCAATAGACAAAAGACGACTGATCCTGTCGATAAATTGTTTTTAGGAGGTACTCCTCCTCCCGACGCTATCATACAACAAGTAAACTGGCGAGACAATCCTTGGTTTCCTAAAGTACTATACGACGAAATGACGTGGCTTAAATCTAGAGATAGAGATAAGTATTTGCATGTTTGGGAAGGGGCGCCTCTAAGCCGTTCAGAAGCGAAAGTGTTTCAAAATTGGATTGAAGATGATCTGGATGGGCAAGTTCCTTCGGGAGTTCAACTGAGATACGGAGCAGATTGGGGATTTTCTGTTGATCCAACAGTACTAGTCGGAATGTATGTTTGGGATAGAACTATTTATATAAGGCACGAAGCTTATAAAGTAAAATGCCGTATTGAAGAAACTCCTAGCTTATTTGCGGGCTCTGATGATAGAGCTCCTCAAAAATGGAAAAATCCGTATAAACAAGGAGGCCCTAAACATAAAGGACTACCTAATGCAAGACGTACTAGAATAATAGCAGATAGTGCTCGCCCTGAAACAATAGCTTATATGAAAGATAGAGGGTTCAATATTCATAGAGCTATTAAAGGGCCTAATTCTGTTGAAGAAGGGGTAGAGTTTTTACAAAATTATGATATAGTTGTCCATCCAAGTTGCATTCATGTAAGAGATGAACTTGCTTCTTATGAGTATAAAACGGACCCATTAACAGAAGAAATATTATCAGAACTAGAAGACAAACATAATCATACTATAGATGCTACTAGATATGCCCTAGAAGATTTAAGAAGATCGCGAGGAAGACCTGTTCCAGGAGTTTCTCTTCCAGGTATGGGCCCGAGGTTAATATCAAAATGAAAGTATTAGTTTGCGGAGGCCGGAAATTTGCCGACGATAAAAAATTATATGAAACACTAGATTGGTATAATGTTTTATATGGGCCTTTTTCGTCAGTTATACATGGAGCAGCTAACGGCGCAGATAGTTTAGCAGGATTATGGGCCGCTGAAAATAATATTTCAGTAACTTCATATAAAGCTGATTGGGAAGCTGATGGGGTACAAGCAGGCATGCTTAGAAACGGCCTTATGCTTCATGAAGAAAATCCAGATTTAGTTATTGCTTTCGAAGGGGGCCCTGGAACTAAAGATATGGTACGCCGAGCTAAATTGAAAAGGTTAAAAGTAATAGAGCTTTGAAGGTTTTAACATGCTTCCTTGACTATTATAGATTATATAAATAGAAAGGAATTATACTATGGAATTAAAAGCCGGTGAAAAATATTTATATGCTCCCTTAGATATTGCCCATGCAGATAGTGGGTTGACGGTTAAAAAACTTAGAGCCGAGGGCAATACTGAAGTTTTAAGAAATATAGAAGATAATCTACAAGGAGGCTTGAAAAAACTTACTGTAAATGGGGGCCAAGGAGATGGAGTTTCAGCTCTTGTAGAAGGCGAAATACTAACGGTAAAAGAAAGTGCAGCGGTAGCTATCGCCAACGATATTATCAAAGATGCTCAAAATAGATATAAAAAACCGCTTGCTAAATTAACTCTTATTCAATTAAATGACGGAATAGAAGCTAGAGTTGTAGGCAGAGCTACCAGTGTCGGAGCTGTTATGGCTGAATTAGGGCGTCTGCAAAATCTAGCAATCTATAAAAGTAGAGTAAGGCGCCGTTAATCACTGTTGGTCAACATTAATTATATATCACGACATGTTACAGAGTAACTTATAATTTTGTGGGAGACGGCATATGGCCGCTAAACCCCTTGAAACTTCTTTCGGGGCTCTTCTCGGCGGCATTCGCTCAAGTAGAGTTAAACCCACAGAGTCTTTAGGGCACCCTGGTACAGCAGTATATGGGGGGTATGTTATTGAAAGAGATAACGACCCAAAGCTAACCGGGGTAGAGCGTTACAGAACTTTTAGCGAAATATTAGCTAATTGTTCAGTAGCTGCTGCTGGAGTTAGGTATTTCTTAAATTTGACTGCCAAAGCAACATGGGCTTTTATACCTGCGGATCATCCAAGAGGGGAAGAGTTAGCAAAACTAGCTGAAGAAATGCTAACAAAAGACCCTGATACATCGTGGGCAAGAATTATACGAAGGGCTGCGATGTATAGATTTTATGGATTTTCTATACAGGAATGGACAGCTAAAAGAAGACCTGATGGCCTTTTGACTTTTTCCGATATTGCTCCACGAGCTCAAATGACTATTGAAAGATGGGATATTAATACTGATGGATCTATAAATGGGGTAACGCAACGAAATCCCCAGGACCAACAGGAAACATATTTACCTAGAGGAAAATTTCTATATTTAGTAGATGATAGTCTCAATGATGATCCTACTGGTCTAGGCCTATTTAGGCATATTGTTAAACCAGTAAGAGCTCTATTTAGATATGAGCAGCTTGAAGGCTTTGGATTTGAAAGCGATCTAAGAGGAATTCCAGTAGGTAAAGCTCCTTATTCTGAGATACGCCAACAAGTATTAGATGGAAAAATAACAGAAGCTGAAGGCAAACAGGCTGTAGCGGCTTTAGAGGCCTTTATAGAAAAACATATAAAAAATCCAGAATTAGGGTTGTTATTGGATAGTGAGCCTTTTGCTTCTACAGATGAAGCAACTAGGCCTTCTTCAATACCAAAATACGAAGTAGAGCTTTTAAAAGGGAGTCCTACAGGGCTACCTGATATTGCTAAAGCTATTGATAGAATAAATAAAGAAATAGCTAGAGTTTTAGGGGTAGAGGCTATAATTTTGGGGGACGGAAATGCAGGTTCTAACGCTCTAAGCCAAGATAAGACAAATCAGTTTTCGTTAACGGTAGACTCTACTTTAGCGGAATTAGCCGATAGTGTATCGAAAGATTTATTAGAGGTTTTATGGAATTTAAATGGCTGGCCTGAAGAAGCTATGCCTGAATTAAAGCCTGAAGCGGTACAATATAGAGATATTGAACAAATCACTATAGCTCTTAGAAATATGGCAAATTCCGGAGCAATACTGGCTCCTGAGGATCCTGCTATAAATGAAGTAAGAGCTTTGATAGGACTTAGCCCTGCTGATGAGCTAACTAGAGATGAAGATGCTTCTTTGTTACCAGCAGACAATGGTCAAGAGGAGGTAGATGAAGACGAAAAAATAGACCTTGAAGAAGGGGATAGTTAAATGCCTAATAGAACTCGAATAGTTGACCAAAACGGGAGGCCAATGTGGATAGAAGCATCAGGCTTAATGGGAACAGTGACTGCTGAAGAGTTTGCTACTCAACAAGGATGGGTATTTGAAACAAATGCTTCAGTACAGACTTTAGCTGATGGAGCTACTTTCGATTTAGCGCTATCAGTAGCAGATATTCCTGAGGACCCTGGAGATACTTTTGCTTTAGGCATAGCGGGCAAATTTGTAACAACAAGACAAGCAGAAGTAGAAGTATATTTAGGAACCCAGTTTACTGGAGGAACAAGTATAGCAGTGACTAATAGAAATACTATATCGGCTAATACTTCAAATGTATCCGCGGTAACTAATCCTACAATATCAGACCTAGGAACTTTATATCATTTAGATTTAATACCAGGAACTGCTAGCAGTGGGGGCCCCCCTTCTTCTATAGGAGATAGTATCAGTGACTCAAGAAGAGTAGTAGGAACTCCAGAAGCTATATTAACTCGTATTACTAATACATCCGGGGAGAGCATGTCCGTTTTAATTCAAAAATCTTGGATAGAGCGCAAATTAGGGGAAACGGTTATATGAGTATTTCCACAATTACAATTAACAGTGTCGATTATACTTCCTATGCTTCAGTTATAGAAGCTAATGAATATTTAGCAGTCGATCCTGTTCGTATGTCTCAATGGGATACATTGGATGCTGACCAAAAAGGCTCAAACTTAGTAGCCGCCACGCGTAGGCTAGACCAATTAAATTGGGAAGGACTTAAAGTAGCCCCTTCTCAAGAAAATGCATGGCCTAGATCAGGAGTAACTGATAAAGAGGGAAATCCAGTTTCTTCTACGGGAGTTCCTTTAGATTTAGAAAACGCCTGTATTTTATTGGCAGGTTCTATTGCGTTAGATAGCGCGGCCTCTCAAGCGGGAGGTAGCGGGTCTAATATTAAATCAGTAGGAGCTGGCTCGGCAAGAGTAGATTTCTTTAGACCTACAGACGGAGTAGCTTTATCTGATGAAACCGCGTTTAGCCTTGTTCAACAATATATAGGGTCTCCTACAGGGCTTTTCGGAACTGCAACCGGAACTTCTTCTAAATCAGAATTTTGTGATAAAGGGGCGCCGAGGCTAAATGAAGGATATCCCTAATGCCTAATCTATTTGGACTGGATATTGCTAAATTAGTGAATGATACTATACAAAAAGCTGGCGGAGTTTTAGACGGTACCTTGTCAAAAGTAGTAAATGGGGCTAGGGCTCCTGGGGATATAACAGCAGGTCCCTCCACTACAGTAACTGAATATAGCTTTAAGGGGTTTATTGAAAATAAAACTGAAGTTCGTCGTTCGGGAACCCTAGTAGCTTCAGGCGGTAAATTTGTTTCTATGCTAGGAGGTTCATTACCGTCTGGTATAGAACCTATGACTGGCGACTTGGTTACTATAGAAAATATAGAATATAAAATAATAGAAGTTGCCGAAAGAGACCCCGCAGCAGCTTTATATGTTTTAAGGGTAGAAGTATAATGCCTGTTCAACCTGGAGGAGCTATTGATCCAGCTAGTCGTATAGAAGCTATATTAAATAGGCAAGAGAGATTATTCAGGCAATCTTTTGAAACGGCTATTTCTAATATAAAAGATGCTAATACTCTATCTATTTTAGCAGATTTATTAGAGCAAGGGCGCTTTGAAGAAGCTATTATAGCTTTGGATGCAGCAGCCGTTGCTTTAGGGGGTGTTTATGGAGCTGCGGTTTCTGAAGCAGCTCGAGATACTGCTAGATTTCTCTCCGAAGTCTTAACTGTTAGCGTTTCTTTTGACCAAACTAATATTAGAGCAGTACAAGCTATACAACGTAATTCTTTAAGGTTAATTAGAGAATTTAGCTCTGAGCAAAGATTGGTGCTTAGACAAGCACTCCAAGATGGTATAACTAGAGGATTAAACCCTATAGATCAAGCTAGAAATTTTAGGTCTTCTGTAGGATTAACCCAAAGGCAATTGAGATCCGTTGAAAATTACAGGGCTCTTTTAACTACTTCTCGGCTAGATGGTTTACCTTCTACGCAAGCCTTAAATAGAGCTTTGAGAGATGGGCGTTTTGACAGAACTATCAGAAGCGCTATACAAAATGAAAATCCTTTAAGGCCTGAACAAGTAGAAAGAATAGTTAATAGATATAAAGAAAGATTAATAAAACATAGAGCGGAGGTTATTGGCAGAACTGAAGCTTTACGGTCAGCCCATGAAGGTACCGAAGAAATGTACCGTCAAGCTATAGACACTGGCCAAATAAATCCGGAGCAACTTAGAAGAAAATGGGTTACTGCTGGAGATGAACGTGTTCGCACTTCGCATTCAAAACTTAATGGTCAGGTAAAAGGCATAGATGAACCGTGGGAAGCAGACAGCGGAACTTTGCGTTTTCCAGGTGATCCTTTAGCCCCCGCTTCAGAAACTATCCAGTGTAGATGTGTATTAAGTACTACTATAGAAGGTTAATAGTAATGGTACCCCAATATTTTTAATGGCGGTATCCTAACAATTAATTAACTATAGGAGATATACATGGCTGAGCGCCTTTATATACCTTTAGAAGTTAGAAATACTGTAATAAAAGGTATAGAACTTCAAAGAAGGTTTAATAGAGATTTGCTTTATGGAAAAAGTGTATCTACAACTGAAATTCTTAAGCTAGCTGCAAATTTACTTGCAAATTCATATATAGATAATGAAAATGCAAATTTGCTATATAAATTTTTCAAAGACATTCCAAACATAGATAATGTAGCCAAAAAAGAAAACGGAAAACCGACTTCAGAGGTTATCAAATGGTTTTTACATGGCGGCAAAGCTGGTAAACAGTGGATAGATAGCGTATATGTAAATAAAGAAATCCCGGCAGAAAACCAAGTCTCTATAGAGGTAGATGTACAAAAAGTAGATAGAGAGCTTGGGATAGTATTCGGATATGCTATTGTTTGTAAGATAGGAAATGAGGACTATTTTGATACTCAGGGAGATCATATACCTGAGCAGTCTATGTTAGAAGCCACTTCAGATTTTATGTCGGGTGAGAGAACGGCTAAAGTTATGCATGCAGGAGAGCCTGCAGGACAAGTAGTGTACGGATTTCCATTAACACATGAAATAGCTAAGGCTTTAGATATTGAAGTCAATAAATCTGGATTTATAGTCGGTATGAAGCCGGATAGTTCTGAAGTGCTAAATAAATTTGCTACTGGGGAATTTACTGGATTTTCAATTGGCGGTAGGCGCCTAAAAGATACGGAGATTAGCGCATGACTAAATACTTAGGTAGAAGGCGCCGAATGGATAAGTTTTCTTTAAACGAAGTTAGCTTTGTAACAGTACCGGCTCAAACTCCTGCGTTAGCTGATATTCAAAAAGCAGATTTGGATATTCTACTAGATGAAAATACAGTTGTAAATACTGAAAAAGCAGGGGATTTAGTTTCCCTCTTTACTTCTATTGAAGACGGGCATCAACATGGAGTGTCAGTAGAAGAAGATTGTGAAGGCCTAAGAATATTTGTTCATTGGGCTTCTTCTGAAGATGATACAACAGGCAGTCACGATCATCAGATAACAAGAACTATAGATGGTCAATATGTACTCAGTGAAAATCATGGCCATAGCCATACTATAGATCAAGCCTCTATTGTAAATATACTGATGGCAATTATGGCAAAATATGAAAAAACTTCAGATTTGGGCACTCCCAAATTGAAAGAAGGAGGCCTTGAGCTCGCAAGCCTTCCTGAGATTGTCAAGGCGAGCAAAAGCGATAGTAGCAAGGAGGTCCCAATGGACGAAGAACTTAAAAAAGCACTGGAGAAAGTTGAAACTCTTCAGGCCGAATTAGCTAAATCTACAGCAATTAATTCAATGACTGATGTGCATAAACAGTATTTTGATAGCCTCGATGAAAGCATTGAGGATGATCTACGTAAATCGTTTATCGAAGCTTCTACGGAACAACGAGACGTAGTTGTAAAAGAAGCTCAAGCTAAAATCGAAAAAGCAAAAGAAGTAGTATATACAGCCGTAGATGGCACTGAATATACCAAAGCGGATGATCCTCGCCTTGTAAAAATGGCTAAAGATCGCGATGAAGATCGTAAAGAGCATATTCTTTTGCAAAAAGCAGCTGAAGATGCTGAAATCACAAAGCAAGCTGAAACTGAATTAGCTAATTTACCTGGTGACTTAGAAGTGCGTAAAGCTTTGGTAAAATCTGTAAATTCCATTGAAGATGCGGATACACGGCAAAAAGCTTTGGATGCTCTAAAAGCTCATAATGCTAAATTACATACCGCTTTTGAAACAGTAGGAGCTGCGGGCACTGTAAACATTGAGAAGGCTATTGCTGATAAACAAGCAGCAGCAGATAAACTCGATGAATTGGCTAAAGCAAGAGCAGCTGAAAAAGGCGAAAATTTCTATGACGCCTATGCAAAAGTATCTGAAGATAATCCAGAATTAAGAACTAAAGCCGTTAATGGCTAATAGTGGGCTGGCTCACTATATAGACAGCTAAAAAATTTAAGTTAGGAGAACTATAATGGCTTATGAAGCAGTCCACGCCATTTCTTTAGAAGTAATAGCTGCATCCGCAGATATTCCTCAACGGCGTTTTGTGACTTTTGAGACTACTAATGGCTTACAACTTCCAGCGGATGTTGGTCAAGGCGTTAACTTGATCGGAGTAACTTTAGAAGGTTATGATGATAGTGAAGCAGATGCAGGTAATGGGACAACTGTTATTCCCGTTGCTATGCTAAATGGGTCCGGCAAACTGGAAGCAGAAGCCGGAGCCGCTATTGCAGTAGGCGATCTTTTGATTGTTGGCAATGATGGTCGGCCAATCCCTTCTACAACTACCGCAGGAGGCACAGTTCCAGCTGGGAATTATAGAGAGATTGGAATTGCAGTTTCAGCTACAGGAGCTGCTGCTGAAGTGGTAACTTTTGTGCCTATTACAGGCCCTGTAGTAACAACTGCATAACCCGCAAACGTATAAACACTAATTAAAGGAGATTAGGTAAAATGCCTATGGTAACAAATCCAACAGCGGGTGACGTACATGTTAATAGACCGCTGACTAATTTTTCTCAAAAATTCTTGCAAGATGCAGAATTTTTTATTGGTACTCGGGCAGTTCCGAACCTGCCTGTCGCCAAACAGTCTGATCTGTATTATGTCTTTGATCGCGCTGATTTTTATCGGGACGAAGCAAAAGAAAGAGCAGATGGGACTGAAACTGAAGGTAGTGGGTTTAACTTGTCTACCAATCCTTATTTTGCTAGGGTATACGGTTTTCACAAAGACGTAACAGACCGTCAGCGTGCTAACCAAGATGACCAAGTAAAATTGGATGAGTCCGCTACTCAATTTGTGACTACGAAAATGCTTATTAGGCGTGAACGCTTATTTGCAGACGCCTATATGCAGGATAATATCTGGTTTAATGGTGGAACGTCTGCTACTACAGGCGAAGATGTAACCTGGGGCGCAGCAAGTTCGGACCCTATTTCAGATGTTCGCGATGCTATTCGGGGCGTACATCAACGTACAGGCTATCGTCCTAATAAAATGATAATTGGGCGTCAAGGCTACGATACTCTTTTGGATAATGATGAAATTTTGTCACGTATTACTGGTGGATCAACAGTTTCTCAGCCTGCAAAAGTTGTACGTACTTTGATTGCTCAGCTGTTTGAGTTAGATGAAATTTTCGTTATGGACAGTGTATTTAATTCAGCAAATGAAGGTGCTGCAGAAAATACTCAGTTTGTATTAGCGGACCAGGCTTTGTTGTATTATGCTCCGAACTCAGTTGGATTAGAAGAGCCTACCGCAGCAGTCCAATTTTCTTGGACGGGCCTAATTGGCAGCACAAATAACGGCGTTAGAATTAAACGTTTCCGTGTGGAAACAAAAGCTTCTGACCGTATTGAAGCTGAAATGGCCTTTGATTATCGGGTACCTTCTGGGGTACTTGGTCACTTGTTTAAAGATGTGAGTGACGCTTCTTGAGCAACTCTAAAGCCTTTTAATAATGTGTTATTATCTTTAAGGCCTTTAGAAACACCTACTATTGAGCCTCGGTTTATATTTATATAGGCCGAGGCTGAATAGGTAGAAAAGCCTGTTAATTTTAAAAATAGGAGCTAATCATGGCTGGAAGAATAAGTAGACCTTTGTTCAGACGCGATCAAGTTTTTGTCGCGGTTCGTCCTATAAGGCTCTCTAAGACGACTACTTTAAATCCCGGAGAAGAACTTAAACCGGGAGATTTCAGAATTTACCATTTAAGATCCTTATATGCGCGTCGTAGAATTGGAGTCAAAGATACTCCTTGGACTGATGCAATGCTTAAAACTACGGGCTTTTATAAGCCAGAGGCTTTTTCTAATGTAGAACCTAAATCTGAAAAAGTAGCGGATCCTGTTTTTGAAGAAAAATTAGAGACTACTGAAAAAGGTCTTTTAGGAACTATAGTTTCCGCCTTAAGGGGTAATAAAGAAGAAGCTACAGAAGAAGCTACAGAAGAAGCTACAGAAGAAGCTACAGAAGAAGCTACAGAAGAAGCTACAGAAGAAGCTACAGAAGAAGCTACAGAAGAAGTTACAGAAGAAGCTACAGAAGAAGCTACAGAAGAAGCTACAGAAGAAGCCAAGGAAGAAGCCAAGGAAGATGAAGACTGGCTATAGGTAATTGATATGGCTAATCCCGAAGTTCGAAGGGTAACTAATATATTAGTGACAAGCATAGAAAAAACTATTGCTAGGCTATCAGTTAATATTACAGCGGAACTAATAGAAAGAACGCCTGTGGATACTGGGTGGGCTAGAGCAAATTGGGTACCCGCTCTAGGAAGCCCCTCTTCAGAATTAGCAACTACATCTCCAGACTCTTCTGATGTACCTGGCCAATCTAATAGACAAAGTTCAGGTATAAGTTCAGTATTAGGATATAAGCTACGTAACGGTGAAGTATTTATATCTAATAATGTTCCTTATATAGAAAGACTAAACGAGGGGACTTCTAACCAAGCTCCTAAAGGATTTGTACAAGATGGCATAGAAGCAGGAATTAAGTCCTTAGATGGGATTAATATAGAATGACAAATATAGTAGAAGCAAATGAAAAAATAGCTCAATTGTTTGTCGATACATGGACTACAACCGGGCATGAGTACACATTGGAGAATGAAAAATTTGATCCTCCAGACGATGCTCCTTGGGCTAGGTTTACATCTAGAATTTCAGCTTCTTCACAAGATACTTTAGGAGTTGAAGGCTCTAGAAAATTTGAAAGATCTGGCTCGGTACTAATTCAAATCTTCGTGCCTACTAACTCTGGTTCGAAAGTTTCTAAAGAGCTAGCGGGCGTATTATTGCAGGCCTTCGAGGGTCAGCGTATAACAGGAACTACTATACATTTTTTAGATGTAATACCTAGAGAGACAGGACCCGATGGAAACAAATGGTATCAAACCATCGTGGAAGTAAATTTTAATTTTTACGAAACTAAATAAAGGAGCTAAATATGGGCCGCGTCTTGACAAATAATGTAGGACTTCAATACGCTATTGAAGCCTCATTAGGCTTACTTCCCGGGGAGACTTCTCCTAACGACGGGAATTCAACTGCAGACTGGTTTACTTTGGAACCCAATGAGCTTAGTGGATTTGGAGCTACTATTACTACTGTTGCTCGTGATCCTATTAGTCAAAATAGGCAAAGACGAAAAGGTACTGTTACGGATTTGGATAGTGCCGTCGAATTTGGGCATGATATTACAGGATCGGTATTTAGAGACTTTATCGAAGGTTTCTGTTTTGCTACCGGCATTAACTCTAATGTAACTCAACTATTAGCTACGGCAGTAGTAGATGGTGGGGGACTTGATGACGAGTTCACTTTAGATGCAGCTTTAGTAGCTGCTCAAAATAATAAATTAGTAGCAGGGGCTTTAGTTTGGGCTTCTGGATTTGATACAGCGGCCAATAATGGCCTACATGAAATTGCAACCAATACCACTACAGATACTTCTGTACCTGTACCAACAGGAACTTTAACAGCTGAAACAGGGCAATCTGGAAGAGTATCTTTTGCCGGCTGGCGTATTCAAGCTTCAGATACGGTAACCTGGACTTGGAATGCGGGCTCTAAAGAAGCTACTTTAAATGAAACCGGAGTCGGAACTCAGCTGATTGCTTTAGGATTAACTGCCGGTCAGCTAGTGCATATTGGCTCGATAGCCTCTTTCGGCGGAAGCATTCAGAATGCTTTTGAAAATTCATCCGCTAATGATATGTTTGGGTATGCTCGAGTTAAATCTATTACAGCAGATGATGTAGTATTTGATAAAGTAGATAGCGCTTTGCAATTTACAGATGCTACTGATCCTACTACAGATTTAGATATTGTTTTTGGTGAATTTATACGTAACGTTTCAGTTTCAGATAATGATTTCCTAGAAAGATCTTTTCAAATGGAAACGACATTTCCTAATTTAGGAGATGGCACAGTAGGCAATACAGATACAGCATACCAATATGCAAGAGGCAACTTTTGCAATACGGCATCTTTTAGTCTGCCTTTAACTGATAAAGCCTCAGTCACTTTTGCTATGGTCGGTACTGATACGGCAAATCCAGGGACTACTAGGCAGCCAAATGCAGCTTCAGGAACATTGCCTACACAAACTGCTGCCTTTAATACTTCTTCAGATATTGCTAGATTGCGCATAACAGAAGCAGACGAAGATGGAATTACCACAGACTTTAAGTCTTTGACTCTAACTTTAAATAATAATGTTAGTCCTGAAAAAGTGCTAGGGCAATTAGGAGCCAAGTTCTTAAATACAGGCAATTTTGAAGTAGAGGTAGAAGCCCAACTTTTATTTACTAACCCTCTAGTGATAAATAAAATTAGAGATAATGAAACAGTTACAATGGACTTTATCCTTAAAAATGATGATGGAATTATCGGAGTAGATATTCCAAGCATGACTTTAGGGGGTGGTGATAGAGAATTTCCGGTTAATGAAAGTGTACTGCTCAATACAACGGGTGAAGCTTTTGGAGATGCTTCTTTAAATACCTCTATAGGTATAAGTATTATACCTATTCCTTTTGCGTAAATTAAATAACTGTAAATAATAGTAAAAACTGGTTGCCATAGTCTACAAGCTATGGCAACTTTTTATTTAGCTCTAATTAGGAGAAAGTTAAATGAGCAAATTTAGTTACTTTGAAAAAGCTAAGGTATCTGTAAATGATACTAAAAAATTCCCTTTGAATGATATTGAAAATCCTGATGGAAGCTCCCCCACTTTAATTCTTGCCCCTGCCGCTGAACCGAATAAGCCTTATTTCAATGCCTTATTGAAAAAAGGAGGTAGGTCTACTCGTCAAGTAGTATCCGGAAAACTTACTTTAGAGCTGCTTCAAGAAAATAGAAATGAAGATAAACGCCTATTTCCGAAGTACGTAATTAAAGGATGGGAAAATGTATTTAATAGCGCTGGGGAACCCGTAGAGTTTTCCCAAGCTGAATGTGAAGATTTTGTAAATTCTATGCCTGATTGGTTGTTTGATACAATTAGAAACTATGCGGCTATTGTACAAAATTTTACAACTGGAGTAGTTGTAGATAGCCAAGAAACGGGAAACGATTAGGGGCCAGACTGCTTTGGGAGATGCGCCTAGAAAGAGATGGCTTTTCTATAGATCAAGCTATAGCTAAAGGGCGTGCTCTCCCAGAATGGTTTTTAGAAGAGCCCATTATATTACCTGGAGAAGAATTTTATATAAAAGCTTTTTTCCATCTAAGTACTTGTAGACATGGAAATGGTATGTCAACCGGGCCTATTCCTTGGAATAATTGTCTCGAATATGGGTTGCTGGCAGGATTAGATAATGACATAATCGAAACGTTTATAGAAATAATCCGAGTAATGGATACTATATATTTGAAATGGCAAGATGACGAGGCTAAAAAAGCACAACAATCTGCCAAGCGTTCAAGTAAAGCCAAAAGTACCAGAAAGTAAAGGATTTATACGTGGCTGATTTTAGAATTGTAGTCCGGGTTGATCCATCGGGAGTAGCCAGAGGTACAAGGCAGGTTGAACAAAATCTAAATAGAGTCGGAAATGCAGCCGACCGAACTAGGCAGCTTATTTCTAGAACATTTGCCTTAGTAGGTATTGGAGGAGCCATATCAGGCTCTATTAGATTAATAGCAAATTTTGAGCAATCTATTTCGTCAGTGGGAGCTGTATCGGGGGCTACTGGTCAGCAATTATTACAGTTAAGAGAAGAAGCTCAGCGATTAGGTTCTACTACCAGATTTTCTGCCAGTGAAGCGGCAGAAGGTTTACTATTCTTATCAAGAGCGGGCTTTAGCGTTGATGAGTCTTTGCAGACTATTCAGGGTACTCTTCAATTAGCTCAAGCGGGCGCTTTAGACTTAGCTTCGGCTGCTGATATTGCTTCGAATATTCTATCAGGCTTTAGATTAGAAGCAGAAGAGGCAGGGCGTGTTGTAGACGTAATAGCCCTAGCAGCAAATAGCGCTAATACCAACGTATTTCAACTAGGGGAAGCTCTAAAGTTTGTTGCCCCTGTAGCGGCAGGCTTAGGGGTTTCTATAGAAGAAACTTCAGCGGCTATCGGAGTTTTATCAGATGCAGGCTTACAAGCCAGTTTAGCAGGTACCGGTCTAAGACGAGTTTTATCAGAGCTTGAAAGCCCTGCGTCTAGAACAGAACAAATTTTAAAATCTGTAGGTCTAACGGCAGAAGAAGTACAAGTTTCTCAAGTTGGATTGACAGAAGCTATACGGGCTTTGGCGGAAGCAGGAGTAGATACTGCGTTGGCGTTAGAAATATTTGGGGATAGAGGCGGCCCTGCTTTTGAGGTTCTATCTAATGGTATTCCTAGAGTAGAAGAGCTTACTACCAGTTTAAATGATGCTGAAGGGGCTGCAGCCCGTATTGCGGAAATAATGGACGATAATTTAAACGGAGCTTTGTTATCAGTTCGAAGTGCTTTTGAAGGACTTATTCTTGAATTAGGGGACTCAGGAGCTACAGGAGCTTTCCAAAATTTCTTTGAAGCGGTAGCAGGAGGCCTCAGATTTTTAACGGATAACGTAGAAAATTTTATAAATGCTTTGGAAACTTTATCTATAGTTTTAGGCGTTCAATATGCAAGACGAGCTATCCCAAGAGCGATAGCGGCTACTAGAGCTTTTTCAGTTGCAATAGCTAGTAACCCTATAGGGGCTTTGGCTACTGTTATTACAGTGGCAATAGCTGCTTTAATTTCTTTTTCAGATCAACTCGAATTAACTACAGGGTCAACAGCGTCTGCTTTAGATTTTATAATAGTCGCGTTTGAAAGATTTTCAAGTGGAGTACTGGCCGCTATAAACTTTATTATTGGGTTGTTTGGAGATTTCCAAATAACTCTTGATAATTTCGATTTTTTAGAGTTTATTGACGGAGCAGCGGTAGGCCTAGATGGAGTGTTAGCTTTATTCGAAGGAGCCTTTAGTGGTATTTTAGCTATATTTGATGATTTTCCTAGGTTACTAGGGGAAGTATTTATAGATACTTTTAATTTTATTATTAGAGGAACTGAAAGTTTTGTAAATGCTATAGTAGGAGCATTGAATGAAATACCTGGAGTTTCTATAGCTACTTTGGATGGAGTCATACCCCAATTAGAAAATCCATTTGAGGGCGCAGCGGCCAATGTAGGCCGTGCTGCCCAAGAAGGCTTTGTAAGAGGGTTTCAAAGATCAATTGCCCAAGATTTAGTTGGGGATATAGCGGTCGAAGCAGAAAGGCGCGCTTCAGAAAGAGCTTCTCTTATAGAAGACGCTTTTGGAGCTTCTACTGCCGGGGCTGCTACCCCAGGCGTCCCTGGAACAACTCTTACAGAAACTAGGCCTTCTTTTACTCCAGGTGAAGCTGATAGAAATGCGATATTAGAGCGCGAACTAGAATTATTCGAACAAGAAGCAGAAATACTAGGGGTAGTTGGTCTTGAGCGCCAAAAACTTCAAGCTATATTAGCTACTGAAGAGCAAATCCGAAATGATCTAAGGCAATCTAACGAGGATTTAACTGAAGAACAGCTTAATAATTTAGCTACTCTTTCTGCCAGTGAAAGAGAGCGTATTGCGGCTTTAGTAGAGCAAAATGATACTTTACAACGTCAAGCTTCTATTCTTGAAGATATACAAGCTCCGGTTGAAGAATATAGTCAAACCCTGGCAGCCTTAAATGCTTTGTTAGATCAAGGAGCTATATCCCAAGCTGAATTCAATGAGCAACTACGTCAAACAGGATTGGCCGCTTCTCTTATAGATTTAGATCAACAGTTATTTGGCCCGTTTGGAGAAGGGCTGGCTGCTCAAACTCAACTTATAAGAGATCAACAAGCCGAGCAATTACAAATAGTACAACAAGCTTTAGAAGCTCGAATAATCTCAGAAGAAGAAGCCGCCGAACGCATTCGGCAAATTAATACACAAACAGCCGCGGCCATATCCGAAGCGAACCTATCTGGGTATAGTTTGATACTTGGCAATGCTCAAAATACCTTTGGTATGATTGCGGATGTAGCAAGAAATTCGGCGGGCGAACAAAGCGATGCCTTCAAAGCTCTGTTCGCGGTTTCTCAAGGATTTGCACTAGCTAACGCGATAGTGCAAACAGCTTCTGGTGTAGCTAATGCTTTAGGGTCTGCTCCTCCTCCTATTAGTTTTATTAATGCTGCTTTAGTAGCAGCGGCAGGTGCTGCTCAAGTAGCAACTATTGTCGGTCAAACTTTGGCTTTAAGGGATGGGGGTTTTGTAGCGGGTCCAGGTACTTCAAGATCAGACAGTATTCCGGCGATGCTATCTAATGGAGAATTTGTAGTAAATGCAAGAGCTACACGGCAAAACAGAGCGTTATTAGAAGCAATGAATTCAGGAGCTAATGTAGATGGGGGCTCTGGGGTTACTGTTGTTCAAAACATATCTACTCCCGACGCTGATAGCTTCCGGAGATCAGATAATCAGATAAATGCTCGTTTACAGCAAGAACTTGCGAGAAGTAGAAAGAGAAATACTAATGGCTGATTTTGATGAAATTAGACTTCCAGACGATATAGAGCGGGGAGCAGCTGGAGGCCCTGTATATAATACTACTATTTTAGAACTTGCTTCAGGATTTGAAAAACGCAATCAAAATTGGGCTCAATCTAGGGGTTCTTGGGATTTATCTTATGGAATACAAAATAGAATAGGATATTCTCAGGTAGTAGAATTTTTCAGAGCTAGAAGAGGCAGACTAAAAGGATTTAGGTTTAAAGACTGGTCCGATTTTCAAATAGAGGACCAGTTTTTATTTACTGGAGATGACTCTACTACGGAGCTACAATTATTTAAAAGATATGGAGAAGCTTCAACAGGGTTATATGATAGAAAAATATTTAAAATAGTAGCTGGAACTTTTTCTATAACTGCAGATGATGTAGACGATACGGCTAATGTATCTTTAGATTTTAATACCGGTGTAGTTACGAGAGCCGGAACGTTTCTAAACGGCGTCGAATATAAATTTACATGTGAGTTTGACGTGCCTGTTCGATTTGATAGTGATAGCTTAGCAGTACAATTAGATTGGGCTGAAGCAGGAGCTATTCCTTCAATACCTGTAGTAGAAATAAGGCAACAAAGTACGGTATAAATATGGCTAAGACAGTTTCATCTTCTTTATTATCACATCTTCAACAAGAAACGGCTACATTAGCTACTTGCTGGGAAATAAAAAGACCTGATGGCTTTGTGGTTCGATTGACGGATCATGATGAAGATATAACTTTTGAAGGGTCTACTTATAAATCTTCAGAAGGGTATACTCGTACGGCTATTTCAAATTCGGGAAATTTACAAGTAGATAACTTAGATATAAGTGGTTTTCTTGCTGAAGATATATCCACCACTCAATTGGTCTATGATAATCCGGAAGACTCTTTAGGAACCCCTACAAATACTTTAGAAGTTTCAGATACTCCTGATCCGAATGATTTTACTTTAAATGATGATACAGTAATTGGTATTGATTTAACTTTTTCCTTTGTGCCCTCAGGATCTATATTTACCTTGGGAACAGAAATGAGTGTAGAAGTATCCGGAGGAAATTTAGTATCTACTATAGGGGATGGAGTAAATTCTATATCTACTTCTCACGATATTTCAGATTATTCAAATCTAAAAGGAACTCTATTATTAGAGGTAGATATAAGTGCTAATACTCTACGATCTGATTTTATACCAGATGACGGAGAAGGTCAGGTTATAAATTCTGAGTTAACTTCAGGAGCTCCTATATCTGCATGGTCTTCAGGCGTTGGAGGTTCTATAGGCAGTTCGTTTAATGGCCTTATAACTGAAATTAGGCAATATGACTCTACAGAGTACCCAGCCGGATTTCCTAACTCTCAAGGGTCTTCTATTCAAACAGTAACAACTGAAACTCTAGGCTTAAAAGAAGAAGATATAAGAAAAGGTCTTTATGATTTTTCTGAACTCAGAATATTCCTGGTCAATTTTGAAGACTTAACTCAAGGATCAATAAAACTTAGAAGAGGGTTTCTGGGGGAAATGTTTGTAGGCCAGTCTGGTAGATTTCAAGCCGAATTTAGAGGCCTTCAACAAAGTCTTCAAACTCGAATTGGAGAAGCTACGACTCCTACTTGTAGGGCGGATGTCGGGGACTCTAGGTGCACAGTTCCTATTCAACCTTCTGCGGTTCTTAGAAATCAGGTATTATCTGTAGGAGATTATGTAAGAGCTTATTCAGGAAATGTCGGGGCTACCCTTATATCAGTGCCTATACTTAATGCGGATTTCGAAGATGGCCCTGGAGGAGACGTTACTCCTCAAAGTTGGGAAAATATATCTGGAGATACTTTGGTAGGTACTAGAGCGAATTTAACGGTAGCATCCGGATCCCGCTATCTTACAGGAGCAAGTCCTTCTGATGATTTTGTAATAGCCCAAACTGTAAATATGCAGGGTGTATCCAACTTTGATGGAAATGCAGTAGATGCCGGAGAAGTATTTTTAAGAGCTTCGCTACTAAGAGGCACAGTAGGCATAGAAGGCACGGGCTCCCAATTTGATCCAGGGCGCTTTAGAATTGAAGCTTTAGACAGTCAAGGAAGAGTTTTAAAAGAGTTATTTAATACTGGATTTTCTGTTACTAGGCCTTTTGGGACTTGGATTTTAACAGGGGTAACTGATAGTATACTCCCAGCCACTACCCGGCAATTAAGATTTTATTGTGAGGGAAATAGAAGCACAGGATCAATTGTAGACGCCGCTTTTGATAATATACAAGCCGAATTAGTAGACATGGGGGATATGGTTACAAGCCCTCAAGAAGGGTATGAAAATAGAATTTATGAAGTTACAACTGCAGGTACCACTTCAGGAACAGAACCCGCCTATGATACTATAGTAGGAAATACTACAACTGATGGAACTGCAGTATTAACTGCTAGACAAAGCTGGACTAGGCATGCTGAAATAGCTACTGTTATAGATAGAAGACGTTTTACAATAACCGTCACGGAAACAAGAGCTTTAGATGATTGGTTTAATGACGGAGTAGTCATATTTGAAAGTGGCAATAATACCTTATTAACAATGGAAATAAAAGACTGGACTCAATCATCAAGTACCGTAGAATTATTTCTTCCTATGCCGGGCGATATACAAATCGGGGATAAATTACGTATATTTCCAGGATGTCCAAAAACGGTAAATCAGTGTAGAAATAAATGGGTAATACCTGATAGTAGAGATTTTTCTAACGGAAACGTCATAAATTTTAGAGGCGAACCTTATCTGCCTGGTAAAGACGCCGTGGTTACTTATCCAGACGCTAAATAGGAAATTATTTATGGTTTATAGAAGAGATGTAGTAAATTTAGCTCGTAGCTATGTTGGTACTAAATATAGGCATCAAGGTAGAACTAGGGAAGGTATAGATTGTGCAGGATTAGTTATATTAGTTGGAAACGAACTCGGACTAATAAACTATGATACGGATGGGTATTTAAGAAAATCTACTGGCAGGCAAATATTCCAGTATTTTAAAGATAGTGGAATGGAACAAATTAGTACTTCAGATTTAAAACTCGGTGATGTAATATTAACTCGAGATAGTATATTTCCGTGTCATTGTGCTATTATATGTACCCACGATCTTCCTAGCTCTTCCAGAATTGTGCATGCTTATGCTAAAAGACGGCAAGTAGTTGAAGAATATATGAACGCCGAATGGATAAATAAAACAGTGGGCGCTTTTAGGTTTAAAGGACTAAAGGATTAGATAATGGGTTTTTTAATACCTACTACGAGTGTAACTGTAGATAATCCAAGGACTGATGAATTTAGTCTTTCAAATTCTACATTTGGGGAACCTATACCTATACCTTTTGGAACTGTAAGAGTTCCGGGAAATATTATATGGGCAGCTCCTATTAGAGAAGAAAAAGTTACAGAGACTAAAAAATCGGGGGGTAAAGGGGGAGGCGGAAAAGTTAAAACCACTACCACGACTTATTACTATTATGCTTCATTTGGTATAGCTTTTGGAGAAGGGGTGGTTAATAGAGTAAGGCGTATATGGGCTGACAGTAAGTTAATATATGATATTACTGGAGCAGGAACTACTACTTCAGTTGTAGATTTAACCTTTCGGTTTTATCCAGGTACTGAAACTCAAGAGCCAGATGCCCTAATTGAAAATGATGTTGGAAGTGATTTAGCTCCTGCTCATAGAGGGCTATGCTATATAGTATTTGATGAATTATCCTTAGCCAATTTTGGCAATAGAATACCAAATATCGAAGCTGAACTTGAAACAGATATATCAAGCGAATTAGTTATTGGGGATATAGATTTATCTCCAACTGATATAAGCTATACTCAAGACCTTATAGTTTCTTCTGCTAGCCAAGATTATGCTAGAGGATTTATTTATGTAGCAGATGAGCAGACAGGTACCGGAGAAATACTGGTATTTTCTACGTCAACGAATTCACTTGTAAGTGTATTGCCGGCTCCTGAAACTGAGTCTTTACTAGGAGTAATACCTTCTAATGGAGACTTAGTAGCTTCTGACGGAGCTAGTACTTTACGTATTCTAAATTCTTTTAATGGCGCCGTTAAATCCTCCGGGGGCATTTCTGTACCTATTGATAGATTGCCTTTGAACAGACCTTCTACGCTCGCCGTAAGTGGATTAGGTAGAGACGCCTTGTTTAGCATACAAGACGGGGCTAATAATATAGTCGGGTACGATCTTGAGGACTTTTCAGTAATAGGTACTTGGGAGGCTCAAATATCAGGAACTTTAAGCGTTCCGGTAAATGGCTCAAGAAACCAAGGAGACTTATATTACGCTGAAGTATCTACGACTTCTATAAATTTTTATAGACTTCAACTTACAACTTCAGATGTTCAACAAACCTTAATAGGAGCGGTGCAGGCTTCGGATTTAAGAGAAGCCACGTCATTAACTGAAAGGTTAATGACTTGGGAGTTTGATCCTATATTGAATTGTGCATTTTTTAATATAGGATCAGATGTAGGAAATACGGCTGCAAGATTTGATTTTGACTTACAAGGTATTAATTGGGCAGTGAGTACTCCAAGTCTTATTAACGGAGATTTTTCTGGAATTGGTATGAACCGTACAAGAGGGGGCCGGTATGTATATCCTACTTCCGAAGATACATTTTTAGCTTTTAATGCGTCAAACGGGGAACGCTCCACGTTTAAATTTACAGGTTCAGATGAAGCTGGAGTATTTTTCTATGATGACTCTCAACGTAGATACTTTGGTTTTGACGACGTATTTAGGCTATTAAAAACTGGAGTTCTTGAAGCTTCAGCCCCTACTGGAGGAGTTCCCGTATCTTTCATACTCGATAAAATATGTACAAAAGCAGGATTAGAATTAGTAGCCGATTTTAATACTTCAGACTTATCATCGGCTACTGTAGAAGGGTATATAATAAGAGAACAAGCACCCGCCGCTGAAGCTATAACTCCTTTATCCAGATTGCTACAATTTGATGTTGTATCCTCAGATTATAAAATACATTTCCGTTTAAGGTCTGATGATACTATACAAGCCACTTTAACTGATGATGATTTAATAAGGCTTCGTCAAGGGCAGAATGAACCCTACATAGAAACCAGAATTCAAGAAAGTGAAATTCCGGCGGTATATGAAACAACGTATTTGGATAAAGATAATGCTTACCAACAAAATACTCAAAGAGCTCAACGAGTAAGAGCCCCTATAACAACAGTCCAATCTGATAATGCAGAAACTTTAGAAATAGATGCCGTATTGAGTGCAGATACGGCTAAACAAGCTTCTGAGATTTTGTTGTATAATTCTTGGACGGAGAGGCTATCTTTTGCTTTAAGAACTTCATGGGAATTTTTATATTTAGACCCGTCAGATAGCATACAATTAGATTTTCAAAACGTAGAAGTACAAGCGCGTCTTACAAATGCGGATATAGGCGCCGATTTATCTTTCGAGAGTACTACGGTATCTGAAACTCAAGGAGTATATATTTCGAATGCCGAAGGAGAAACAGGAGACAATAATATTCAAGTTTCTATACCTTCTGTTAGCCCTTCAGAATTGTTTCTACTTGATATTCCCCTATTAAGAGATATTGACGACACAGGGGGCTCTACAAGTAGATTATACCTAGCCGCTTCAAACTATGGCCAAATGTCTTGGCCTGGATGCTTAGTATTAAATTCAGCAGACAATGCTGCTTTTGATGAAATATCTCAGCACCAACAAGAAGCTGCTTGGGGAGTAACTGCTACAGTTATTAGCGACCCTACTTTTGAAAATGCCATAGATGAAACAGATAGTTTTGATCTCACAGTAGTGTCTGGGTTAGATGATTTTTCCTCGGTTACTAATTCTGAAATTTATCAAGGGGCTAATACTTTAGCCGTAATTAAGGCGAATGGAAATATAGAAATACTTCAATTCAAAACAGTTACTATCGTATCAGGCCAGCGAATAACCTTATCAGGTTTATTAAGAGGCCGTAGGGGAACAGATGTATTTTCTACAGGTCACGCTATTGGAGAAACATGTATTTTACTTGAAACAGCTTCTGTTGAAAGTACTCAGTTATCAATAGGTAATATCGGGTCTAGTCTATTTTATAAAGCACCTACAAATGGAACTATATTAGAAGATGCTGAAAGTCAACAATTTGCCTCCAATGGCAATGATTTAAAGCCTTATGCTCCGGTCAAGGTAGAAGCCTCTATAGATATGTCAGATGATATAACTATTACATGGATTAGGCGCACTAGAATAGGAGGGGAGCTCAAAAATAGTGACGGGGTAACTCCTATAGATGTACCTTTAAGTGAAACTCAAGAGTTGTATGACTTAGAATTTTTAGATGGAGTAGGTGGGGCAGTGCTGTCAAATATAACTGAACTTGATTTGACTTCAGAAACCGCTACTATATCCTTAATCAATTTAAATAATGAACTCACTTCTGATATAACAGGAGCCGGAGATGATATAACAGTTCGAGTATATCAAAAAAGTGGTAATACTCAAATAGGAAGAGGCTTTGCTCGAGAAGTTACAATAACTATCGCGGCAGCTTAAGGAGATTTTAAATGGCTACTCCCAATTTAGGAATTGAAGAAGTAAGCGCTTCTCAATCTCAAAAAGAAGTAACAATAAATAATGCTCTTATAGACTTAGATAATGCAACTCAGGATTTAATTTCCATAGCTATATCTGGAAATACCTCAGTTACTGCCGACCAGTATACAGAAAATTTTGTACTTAGGCTTACAGGGTCTCCAGGAGCAGGCTTTGATTTAGATATTCCTGCTACGAATAGATTTTTCTTTGTCGATAATAATACTTCTCAAACTGCAACCGTACAAGTTACAGGTGGCGGAGGGGTATCTGTAGACATAGTGACTTTAGAGTCACGGCTTCTATATTGTGATGGTACAGATGTTGTAGAAGCTGGAGGGGGAGGAGGAGGAGGCGGATCAGGCTCTGTAGATGTAACTATTCGTACAGAAACTGCAAGCCATGTATTAGAACTAGTTGATAGCAATTCATTAATTCGTATGAATGTAGGAGCTGCGAATACGGTAACTGTACCCCTTAATGCTTCAGTAGCCTTTCCAATTGGAACTCAAGTTCATGTTACTCAAACAGGAGCCGGTACAACTTCTTTTTTAGCAGCCGGAGGGGTAACGTTAGATACTCCTGAAACATTAAACCTAAGAAAACAAGACTCGACGGCTAGCATTGTAAAAGTGGCTACAGATCAATGGCTAGTATTAGGAGATTTGGAGCTATCGCCATGACTATGTTAATTGGTGCTATAGCTTCAGGGGCCTTAGATAAAACAAATCCCGGTCCTTGGAAAGCTAGAATTACTATAAGCTCTGGGACAGTAGGCTCCAATTTAACAGATTTTATTGTAGCAGTACGTCTTTCAGATATGCCCGCTACTTTTTGGGAAAGAGTAAGGCCTGATGGAGGAGACTTAGAAGTTAAAACTACGGGAGGTACAAATGTGCCTCGTCATTTGTTTAGATTTGACTATACTGAAAATGAAGGATGGTTATTTTTCAAAGGTACTTTATTATCTGCTTCGGATAATGAATGGGATATTCATTACGGAAATAGATCAATAGCTCCTTTTGTACAATCTATTACTAACTCTTTAACTATAACAAATCCTGGAGCAGATGTAGATGTTTCAGGATGGACAGCAACAACTGGCTCTTTGGGTAGAAGAACTTCTAATCCAGCACCATTTGAGGGAGCGGGCTATTTTTTCGCAGGCCCAAATGCAGAAACTCGAGCCCATCAAGATATATCAATTCCAATGGCCGAAGAAACGGATGTTGATAACGGGTTAAGACAAGCAAGACTTCAATGGTACCAAACCAGTTTTAATGGATCAGACGAAGGAGAAATGGAAATAGAATTTTTTAATGGAGCTATGGCTTCATTAGGAAGCAGGATAGGTTCGGGGCTTACAGCTCCATTAGGACAAGAATGGAATTTAAGAAGATTAAATCTATTAATACCGTCTACTACCCGAACTATAAGAATTTCTATGCACGCTGTAAGAAGCGCAGGTACAAACAACGATGCGTATTTTGATGCTATAACTTTAGATATTGCTGATTTAGAAGAAAATGGAAAAGAACAAGTCTGGTCTGATTATGAAATGGTGGCGTTAATGGGATCAGATGGAAATATAGATGCAGCGCGCCGTACAAGGGGAGCCGTTTTAGGTGACCCAGATATGTTTGAGCAACTTTCTGTAAGTGCCAATAGAGGAGTACATCAAGGAGTTTGCTCAGATAACATTTTTAATTACCTAGTAGATGACAATTTAATAAAAAAATATGATGGAAATACTTTAGTATTAGAAAATACTGATCCTATAGGGGATAGCGGTTTAGCCACTGTAGATCATTTAGGGGATCCAGAATATTTTGCAGGACTTTTATATATTCCGTTAGAAGAATTTACCGGCGGAGGATCTACGACAGAGCACATAGCCATATACAATGCGAAAGACTTAACTTTTGTTCAGGCTTTTGATATATCGGCTCAAAATCATGAAGTGTCAAGTATAGCATATGTACCAGAAGATGGCCTTTTATATATAACTTCCTTTTTCGATGATAGAAATATTTTTAAATATGACCCGGTTGATGGAAGTTTTATAGGCACCTTAGAATTATCTTCTCCTATAGCAGATATTCAAGGAATAACTTATTATAAAGGTAGGCTGTATATTAATGCAGATGGCCCTGACGAAACTTATATATGTGACCTTAACGGCGATGTAAGAGGATCAGGAATATTTGGGCAAGCAGTAGGCGGAGGTAATTATGAAGGTATAGGAAAAAGAGATGATAACCTTCTTATATTAACAGACCCTACAGGAAGTTCAGATGGAGTAGTAAGGACCTTCTCCCCTCAGAATATAGATAATTCTGCGGGGGGAGGAATAGATATTCAAGCTACTGCTACTTTATTAATGGACCAATTAAAAGATGCTTCTACTTATACTTTAGGATGCACTCTCGTAATAGATGATAAATCTGTAAATAGAGTAGCCGCTTCTTATCTAGACGAAGATGATGCTCCGGCTAATAATACTAGGCAAATTATAGGATATCGAAATTCTGCATCTAGAATAGCTATTTGGGATGTAAATAATTCATGGCTTAATTCTTCTGTCGATCCAACAATAGGAGTAGCTTATAGAGTTCATGCGGTATATGATGGGTCTACAGATCGTATAGTCTACGTGGATGGATCTCAATCAGGACAAGAAATAGGCATAACCGCTATTCCGTCTTCGTTTAACGCAGTGCGTATTGGTACTGAAGATGGGGACGAAAACGAAGACTGGCAGGGCCAAGTTGGATTTTGCTATTTGAGATTTGAAGAACTTAGCGCTGACTGGATATCTGCAGAATACGATAACTTATCTTCCCCTGCAACTTTTTATTCTATAGGCACTGAACAATTAGCATAATATTAAGTAATTAATACTGGGCTGTTAGTATTTAACGGCTCAGTATTATTAGTATTTTACCTATATTTATTACCATCACTTACAATATTAAGAGGTAATGATGGGCTATAAATTAGGTAAAAAATCTAAAGCTGAATTACAAAGAGTTCATCCAATACTGATAGATATTGTAGAATGTTCTTTACAAAGCAGTCTGGTAGATTTTTCGGTTCATGATGGACTTAGAAGCCCTAATGAACAAAATTCCTTATTCAAAAGAGGAGTTTCTACTTTAGATGGCTATAATAAAATAAGTCAGCATCAGCTTCAAGATACAGGCTATGGCCATGCTGTAGACTTAGTTCCTTATATAAATGGAAAATTGAGATGGGAATGGAAACCCATTTTTAGTATTGCATTAGCAGTGCAAGTTGCTAGTGAAGTAATAGGGGCTAATGTAAGATGGGGAGGGTGCTGGAAAATAATTACTAATTCAGAACTATCTCCTGAAAAAATGCATTACGAATATTTAAAACGTAAAGCTTTGCAAGGTAAAAAACCTTTCGCCGACGGTCCTCATTTTGAGTTGATATTATGACAAAAGAGGGACCCACCTGGAAAAATAGACGTAGATTTATGATAGCCGTAATACTTTTTTGTATGGCTACAATATCCGTAGTTATTTTAAAAGACATGCAAAGTTCTGTTGCTGAAACTGCCGTAACTATGTCCTTTGCAATTATGGGCTCCACAATAGCTTCTTATGTATTTGGAGTTGTATGGCAAGATAATACGATAACTCAAAGCGGGAAATTAGATGATGGCTTGGCTGATCGCTAATTGGAAATTAGTAATAGGAGGCCTAGGAGTCCTTTTCATTACCGGATTTATAATAGGTTTTTGGAGCTTCGTAGCCAATTTACAAGAAGCTAACCGAATTTTATCTGAAAAAGTAGGCCAGTTTGAAGTGGCTTTAGAAGTCCAAAAAACTACGATAGATAGCCAAAAAGAAGCCCTTATTAAATGGTCACTCGCTCAAAAGCAGCAAGCCCAGATTTTGCAGGAGATAAATCAAAATGCAAATAAAGCACGAGACGAAGTTAAACAGCTCGGAAAACTGTTTGGGTCCCACGACTTTAAAAACCTTGTGGATAAAAAGCCGGACAGTATTGAGCGTATTATTAATAGGGGCACCAGCAGGACTTTCCGCATGTTCGAGTGCTCCTCAGGAAGTTCAAATAAAAACTGCGTCGTTGGGAATTCCTCAACCCCCAAAAACGATAGTTCTTCCTAAGCCGGATCCTATATCTTTAAATGATATAGAATGGAAAATTGTAGAAGCAGACAATGAAAAATACATAGCTCTAACTCCAGAAGACTACGAAGATCTTTCTTTAAATATGGCCGAAATACTCAGATATATAAAAGAATTAAATTCGCAGCTGGATTATTACGTAGAAAGCCTTGAAGATGATTGATCCAAACCAACAATCTAAATTATCAAATAGGCCAATAGTCCTAACAGAAATGGAATTGCGTAGACTAGTGGCTGAGGGGGTAGATGACGCCCTAACAAAACTTGGTGTTGACGCTGAAAATCCCATAGAAATGCAGAGAGACTTTCAACATTTAAGAGAATGGAGGGAGGCAGTTAATAGCGTCAAGCAAAAAGGTATATTGACTGTTATAGGGTTAATTCTTACGGGAGGAAGTGTAGCCCTTGTAATAGGCTTAAAATCAATGTTCAATACCCCATAAGGACTTTTTGGCATGGCTGGAAAACAAATACCAATAGAAGAATTGGAAATAGCTGTTCAAGCTTATTATGACTACTCTGGAAATAAATCAGAAGCAGCTCGAGCTTTAGGATTAAATAGATGTACTTATAAAGATAGGCTGAAAGTAGCCGAGTCAAGATTAGGAATAAGATTAAATAAAGTCGCAGATGGAACTATACAGCCTTCCGAAAGTAAAATATTGAAGCTACCTAAGAAAGGCTATACAAAAAGATATATTCTCACTTCTATTCAAAATAATACCCACCTACATCCGGCATTCAATAATATTCTTGCTCTTAAAGACTATTTGGACAATTATCCCAAAAGTAGTTGTGATCTACTGATAGGAACTTATTCATACCAGCTTTCTTCGTATGGACCTAAAGCGGTTAAAAGGGGCAAATACAAAGCAGAAAAAGCTTTAGAAGAATTATGGTATGCTAGAGAAGCTGAAGATTTTATTGTAGATGAAAGTGTTGAGTTAGCTCCGGGACTAGTTTGGTGTGGAGAGCAAAATATATTACCTACGGCTAAACATCCTTTAACATCGTTTGAAGATTATAACGGCCGTAAATCTAACATTGTTCCGCATGCTAAAATAGAGATGGAAAGCGTGGCTTCAATGGCTAAAGAAGCGACTAAATTTAATTACTCTACGGGCACAATAACTCAACGTAATTATATAAAGAAACGAGCAGGTATTTTAGCCGAACAAAAACATTCATATGGAGCATTACTTGTAGAAGTAGATAGCCAAGGAAACTGGTACGTACGACAATTGCATGTTGATGACAATGATGCTATAATGGATATAGGGCCTTCAGGAACTTCAGGTATTTATGTCCAAACGGGTATGGTAACAGAGCGACAAGTTACTGAAGCTATATACTGGGGGGATGCTCACGCTCATGAGCTCGAATTATGGGTTAGAGAATGCGGCTGGGGTAGAAAAGGAATGCTCCAAGTTTTAAAACCTAAATATCAATTTTTAGGAGACGTATTTTCTATGCATACCCGAGGGCATCATGAAATAAACGATTTTCATTCAAGGTACTCTAAGTTTGCTAAGCAAGAAGAAAGTGTAGAAGACGAAGTACAACTTACAACAGACTTTACAAATGAAGCTACGAAAAAATGGTGCAAAACTATTATAGTCCCTTCAAATCATGATAGGCATCTAGAAAGATGGTTGAATGAAGCGGATTTTAGAAAAGATCCTTTAAACTCCAAATATTTCTGTTATCTCCAATATAATTTGTTAAATGCTATGGATAAGGGAGACTCTTCTTTTAATGTACTAGAATTTGCTATGACAAAGGCAGGACTAAACCCTTTAGTAGAATTTTTGCCTTTAAATCAAAGCTGTATAATTAAAGGTATAGAGAATGGATTGCACGGAGATATGGGCCCTAACGGATCAAGAGGATCTACGCGTTCTCTTACAAAGTTAGGAAGACCCGTAAATAAAGGACATGACCATACAGCAGCCATTCGCGATCAAGTGTATTCTGCAGGAGCTTGCTCTTTAGATTTTGGATTTATGAATGGTCCGGACTCTCATTCTATTAGCCACATAGTGACCTACTCAAATGGAACTAGAAGTATTGTAACTATGTACAATAATAAATGGCGAGCATAATATTAAGGCCATGAACTGATTATAATTCATGGCCTTAATCTCATTATTTCTATAGGTAGACAGCTCGATAAGCTTTTAATATATAAGTTTATATTAGACTATCACCGAAAGTATTTAACCACATTCTTTAGAGCCATCAGGCCCTATTTCACACATAGCATTGTGGGCCTCCGGAGCCTTTTCATCTGGATCTTCTTTTCCTAAAAGAATGCCCATTCTTTTCCCGTCTTTATTGAAAGTGGTACACCCTTTACATCCTCGCTCCCAAGCTTGAATATAGATATTTTTAAAGGCTTCCCATGTCATAGAGCTATCTACGTTGCAAGTCTTAGATACAGCGCTGTCTACTAAAGCTGAAGCCGCTGCCAGAACATCAATATGTTGTTCGGCAGAAACCTTTGAGGATATAATTCCCTCTACTCCAAATTCTCTATAACCATAATCGGAAACATCTACGGTTACTTTTCCTTCAGGCATATTAACTACGCGCTTGCTTTCATATTCAAATACGGGTTCAATTCCACTAGAAATATAATCTGCACAAAAACTTATAGTTCCAGTAGGCGCAATGCTAGTTAAATGTGAATTTCGTATCCCTTTTTCTTTAATTGCGTTTCTGATTTTTGGAGAAAGAGTTTTTGCAAAAGGTCCTGCTAGGAATAAATCCCTGTCGAATTTTGGAAAAGATCCTTTTTCTTCTGCTAAATCAGTACTAGCCAGATAGGCTTCGTCTCTAAGAGTTTCAAGAATTTCAAGTTGAAATTGCATAAAATCCGCTCCAGCATATGTATATCCTAAAGCTTCAGCAGCATTTGCAAGTCCGGTAATTCCTAGCCCCATACGCCTTTTTGATAAAGCTTCCATTCTTTGTTCTGGAAGGGGATATAAAGCTCTATCTACAATATTATCCATAGCCCTTACAACATGAGGTATATCGGCTTCGAATAATTTCCAATCAAAAATATAGCCATTCCAACCTGATTTTTTCTCTTTTTTAATATATTTTACTAGATTGAATGATCCTAAAAGACATGCTCCAAATGGAGGAAGAGGCTGTTCTCCACAAGGATTTGTGGCGGCTATTGTTTCGCAATACCAAAGGTTATTCATTTTATTTATAGTATCTATAAATAAAACGCCGGGTTCCCCCCAGTCCCAAGTAGATCTCATAATCATTTCCCATAAATAATTAGCATCTACTTCTTTATATACTCGACCTTGCCACCTTAATTGGAAAGGCTTATTGTCCTTTAGACAATTCATAAATTCATCAGTTACTGCTACTGAAATATTAAAACCTGTTAAACTTGTGGTATTTTGTTTTGCTAAAATAAATTCCTCAATATCAGGATGGTCTATTCGCATTACTCCCATTTGAGCACCTCGACGATGCCCTGAAGAAGCTATACATCTACATATGGCGTCAAAAATATCCATAAAACTTACGGGGCCGGAAGATCTAGATTGTAGTTTTTTAATTAATTCTCCTCTAGGTCTTAAGGTAGAAAAATCGTACCCAATACCTCCTCCCATTCTCATAGTCTGGGCAGCTTGTGAAGCTCTATCCATTATAGCCCCTGGGCCTTCCACAAAACTATCTTCTAAAGTACCAGAAACATAACAATTATAAGGAGTTACAGCTTTAGGGGCTCCCATTGCTGCTTGGACTCTTCCAGCTGCAATAAATCTCATATCTAAAGTGATATCTCTAAAAGCTTTGAAATGCTCATCATCATCTTTAAGAGTGCTAGCAACTCTATTACAACTTTCTCTAAAAGTTTCATTTGGAAGACGGTATTTTTCAGCATGAAGTTTATCGCTGAAAACCAAGGAGGGTCCTGGTTCAGTGCTCATATAAAGTTCCTTACTACTATATTAATGAAAGTTATTAACAATATCAGTAGTTTAATACTTTATAAGCCGTTAGACTATATCAATCTAGAATAATAATCGCTTCTAATACTTTCAATATCGGAAATACGTTTCATTTTATCTTGACTACACTTATTGCATAACCCTTCAGTATTTAAGTCTAGAGGGCTAATAAAAGGATTTTCACAATCATCACAAATATATAGCTCTTCAGAATTATATACTTCGTTTCCAATATTCACAAGTAAATAGCCAAGCCCCTCTTTTTGTATTTCTAAAATTTCTGAGGTATTTAAGGGTGATATATTATTCTCGAACATAACTAACTCCAAATTAAAAATGCCTAACTGGAACATAATATTCCAATTAGGCATTAAATTAAGCTTATATTTTAAGAAGTTAGCCCCTTATTTAGAAGGTTTAGATCTGGGTCTCCTTTGAACCAGATTATAATTTTCGTAGCCAAATTCTCCTACTCTAGCTTTAACAGAATACCAACGAAGACACGCTGGAGTTGTTTGGGCTTCAGGAAATTCTTCAATAATCATCTCAACAATTTCTTTATAAGGAAGCCCGACGGACCTAGCATTTGGATGATTTGCTTCTACAACATTTTCAGAACTTGGTTTTTTAGTCTTATCTTCATAATAAGACACTTTACAAAGAAGTTCCATAGAAGCTTCTCTAATAGTTCTTGTTTTTGGGGCTTGTTGGGCTAAATCCCTAAGTAAATCTTGAATGTGGCCAAGTAATTTGGCCTTACTTTGTTTCCAAGGTTTACTTAATTGATGATCCTCTGGGGCTTTTGAATTGAAAAAATCTACCAATTCAGAAGAAGTTTTTTGTTCAAGTACGGAAAAATCCATTTTTAGTCTCCATTTAACTGTCTATAAGGGTTATTTATTAAGCGAATACGCTCATAAAGCCTGCGGAAGCTCCAATTACAGCGCTTACAGGAGCATAAATTAAAACGAAAAACAGAATATCTTCTTTTTTCGCCGTTTCTTCGCGTTTGAATTTTGAACGAAGTCCCATAATTTTGTATGTTGCTTTCTGCTCTGTAGTCAAACGTAGATCGATTGAACCCCATGGTGTTAAAGTGGCGTTCGGAAAGTTTTTAAATAAAGGTGCCATTGTCCCTCTCCTAATAATGTATAGAGGATAATGGCGTGTTTTATAGGACTTGTAAATAGAAAAATGGGATTTTTTAAAATTATTTTGAATGTTATAGAGACTCCTTATATATGGACCTCTATAATAAAGAAGAATGTTTCGGTTGAGGATGCTTTACGATAGCTGCCAAAAATTCTATTTTAGAAGCTCCGGGGTTGACAATAGAAAGAGCCCCTAATTCTTCCAAAGTCAACCCATTTTGCATCTTATCTATTAAGTCTCTGCTTGCTGGTATTAAATATCTGTTAGCTTTTGAATATTTTCCAATAAGAATAGCTACAAATACTCGTCCTCCGGCTCTGTATCTATTTTTCAACCAAATAGGCTGTCCATCTTGAAATTTTATTTTAATAGGAGTTTTTGCATTAGAAGGTTTATTGGCTTTTTTTAACTCAAGCCAAAATTCTATACCTTTAAAACAACCATTTACATCCGCCATTCCATTTCCTGCAGAATTTTCAATTCTATTTAAATGGAGTTGGTTTCTATAAACAAATTTTAATTTTTTGATCCATTTCCATAAATTTTCTTCGCCGGGAGTTATATTCATTTAGGTTCTCCTACATTATACTATATTGGCAAAAATTATTTCTATTCCTGCTTGTCTAAAAGTTTCCTCAGATTTTAATTGATCTTCAGCCCAACTAGAAACAGGGTCTATTTTCCAGGATATAAGACGGGAAATACCCGCATTCAATATAGACCTACAGCATCCTTTTTTAGTACAAGGGAACATAGTTACATATAGAGAACATCCCTCTGTCTCAAACGTAGCATTCATTAAAGCGTTATGCTCTGCATGAACCATATTGTGATTTTTAACTTCTTTCATATTAAGCATCACTTGATCGTCAGGAATATCTTTCGGAAATCCATTATAGCCTATAGATATATTACGTCTATCAGGGCTTACAAGTACGGCTCCGACTCGACAATTAGGATCTTTTGACCACCCTGAAACTTGAGTGGCTATGAGAAAAAATCTTCTATCCCATTTATTTTCTAACATATTTATTCCACCAAAACAGGTAAAGGAGACCAAGAATTTTTTGTTACTCTCTTGCTCAGCCGGTTAACAAGATTTATATACCCTTCAGGATTATTTTCTATTTCAGAGATGCTCATTCCAGGTAGAGAGGGCTCTATTTCAGTTAGTACTGTAGGCCAATCTTTTTCTTCGTAAGGCCAATAAACTAAATCTGCAAGCTGTAAATGCTTAGGAATACTTAAATCAGATCCCGCACTAAATTGACTTTTCAGATATTTATAACGTTTATCTATATGATGGCTGCCCGGTATGCAAGCTTCTACCATAGCTAAATGCGGTTGATAAATATGGGCGTTAGCTAAAGTAAATGATATAGTCCCAGGTACTAAATCTACTTCTGACGCTAAAGCATCTAAGGTAAGAGCATAAGCCATAATGTCATAAGGCAATCCTACAAATACGTCACTTGATCTTATGAAAACTGACATATGCAATTCTCTATTATTACTTTGTTTATTGTCTAAGACATTTACACTAAAGCCTACTGGACATGGAATATTTTTAGGTTGAGAGCCTCCTAGACCATCTGAAGCAGGATCCCAAGTGCTTACATATAGTTGCCTATTAGAAGGATTTAATTTAAGTTCTTCACAAAGCTGGGCTAACTGGTCTCTGCCGAAATGTTTTCGCCAACGATAACCATAAGCAGTTTTCAACTCCCCGTCTTCTACAAATTTACTCCATAATTTAGGGGCATGTTTTAAAATAAATTCAGGGTTTTTAGTGCCCATTATTTGCCAAGCTACCTCGGCGGCGGCCACTTTTGGGAAATAAGCTCTATTAGCTGCTAAAGGCAGTCTGCCATTTAACTCTAATTTTATATTATAAGAGCCCCTATGGGTTAATACTTCCGTCTCAGTTCTGCTATTGAGCTGCTTTACTCCTTCTTTGTATATTGTAGTCAGCAGAGTTCTATATTGTTCATTGAGAGTTTCCATGTTATACCTTCCAATATAAGTGGTTCATAATTCGCCCTAAATTTTGCACCGTGGTTGATATATCACTATTATTATCTAAGTGATAATCAGCCATATGAGGAGTTACCGAGCAAGATCCTTGGTCCTCAGGGAGTATTACCTTCGATCTATCTACCCAAATTATAGCGTCGAATACATTCTCTTTAATACATTGTACAAGTTCTGAAGAGTCCCGCATTCCACAGTAGATATCATTTTCTTTCAATATTTCTTTTGCTAATTTAGATTTAATAGGAAAATTATATTCTTGAATGGCTTTGTACCATATTTGTCTATTGTTACCTGAATGCCTATCTTCAAAGCATTCCGCTGTGCTATTATATTTTCTGCCAAGTTTTTCAAAATAAGGCCTCATGATCCGTTCAGCACAAAAAGCACTAGAAGATGTGAATTTCAACCCATAAGAATTTTGTAATATATCACAAACAGTATCTTTTCCATGTCTTCCATGCCCAATAACTAATATTTTTGGGCGCCTTTCAATAGCTTTCTTTATATCTGGAGCTTTCCATCCATAAGGCTTTATGGCATCACAGCCTAGAGCTCCAGGGCGCTTACTTAATTCGCCTTTTTCTTTAAGCATATTTGCTTTATGAACTTCATTTAGGACTTGTTTACCATTAACCCCCATTTCATAAAAACGCCCGGCGGCAAAGTACATTAGATCCATTAAGGCATCTACTTCATCTTCTAAAGTTTCAGCGTCCTTAAACTCCTGTAATTCTTCGGCAAGAGCTGAACTCGTCCATATCTTTCTTTGCTCCGAAAGCCTCTCAGGCGATACAGGTTTTGGGATATCAACTATGTATTTTGCAAAGTCTGCAGTAAGCGTGAAAATATCATTCATATTAAGTCCTATCTATTTAGCATATTCTCAAATACCATTTCAGAAGTGAGAAATGTCACGATAATTCCATTTTTCCATAACGCATAATAAAATACCCCTTCATAACCTATTCTATAAACCCTGATACGTCTTTCAGTATATATTTTACGACAGGTACCTTTGCAGATACTAGTATAACAAGCCATATATACCCGGGCAGCATTCTCAGGAAGAACTTTGTATCTAGAAACAAGTCGCTGGCAAGCATGGACACTTGCTCTTACGATCTTATCCATATCTGGATACATACCTAATCAAGCCAGCTTTCATCTTCAGCGGGTTCATCAAATGGATTAGAGCACCCTTCTGGAAATTCAATAGTAGCATTGTCTCCTACCAACCTATATCCAATTCCATGATCCTTTTGAAGCATAAAAAGGTAAGATAAAGCATTAGATCGAGACATTGAGAACTCTGCCATAGCTTCTCGTATAGACCTGATATTATTTCCGTCTATAAACCACTTAAGAAATTTCCCTCTTTTACTTTTTAATTTTACAGCCTTCTTTAGGGTGTTAGCTACTTCTTTTCCGCCTTTAACCCTTTTATCTTGGCTACCATCTTTCATAATTTGGTCTGGGACTTTAAGCCCTAATTTTCTCATAATTAGGGCCGCAGTATCATAATCTTTTTGCCAGCCATTTCTTTGGAACTCTTTCCACTTCTTAACAATATGCTCAGAAAACCAGTCAGGCCTAAATTCCAGATCAACGCTGCCTGTAAGTTCCCCGGCTAAATTAGGTATAGAATAGCTCTGGAAAGTATAAGGGCAAAAAACAGTAGATCTCTTTTCGCCTTTTAATACTAGAGCGCACTGCCAACCATTACATGGGGGGTCCTTTATGTAAGCGTCAATTGTACTTTTACGTACAGACCCGTTAACATAATAAATACGAACCCATTCCATTCCCTCTTGAATAATAGACATATTTAAAATCCTACGGTCTCTGTATGCACAGCTTCCACAAAATTTCCGAGGTGTTCACAAATGTTATGCTCAACTCTTATTAAAGGGTCTAAAGGAAAACTTTCTAATTCTTCCCATGTTACCATAAATTTATAGCAGGCGTTTCCATCTTGCCTAGTAATATGAGGCATTTGCCCTATTATAAGAAAACCTTCCAGGTGAATTTGATAAATAAAAGTAACCCCTTTAGTAGGCTTTTTACCACGTTCCAAAGCTCTTCTCATACGAGTATAGGCTATAGCTTTTCCTTCATCATACATATGTATTCCCTCTCATTAAAAAAAAGACTAGTCATTTATATGACTAGTCTTTTATAAAATAGTTTCCTACTAAAATATCCCCTTATTAGGCTAGGGGGTCTTCTTCAGAGGCTTTAGCTTGCTTTTTAAGTTCACGGGCTGTAGGGATATCTTCGCCGTCTGAACGAAGTTTATTACGGTACCAATTAATAGACGGAAGGGAGGTTTTAGCTTCTGGGAATTCTGCTTTCACGGCTTCGAGGGCTTCCTCATTTGTCATGCCCGCACGAATAGCTTCAAGAGCTGCTTTGCCTACACCGCGTTTTTCAACTTTTTGATCTTGAGTTTCACTCATGTTCATCTCCTAAACTAATTAATAATTAAATAATACGAATTCCTATAAAGGAAAGTCTTCTACAACTTAAGGCATCTTTTCAAATGAAATAGCCCTCGTTATACTTTTATTTGTACTTTAAACGGATTGTATGTATTTGTCCTCCTGTCGTATTTAAGTATGTTTACTGTGCCATTAGCCATTTGACAAGCAATAGCACATGCAGCTCCTATTGCAATAGGGTCTCCAATGGCCAATATATAATCGTCATGGTTAAAAGAGGCCGATTTAAATACATTCTGCATATGAGTGATAGAAGTGTCAACTCGATCTGCATATAAATTACCAGGTCTCAATACTTCTACTATTTCTCCATATTGAGCCGCTGCGGAAAAATCATATTTATTTACCCAGCCACGTCTGATCTTGTCATAATAGGCAGGTCTTTGAACCATGAATACTCGACTAATCATAATTTAACCTCTTGTAAAATCTTTTTCATTCCCTCTCTTGTTAATGAAGAAGCTATATCAATATTATTTTTTACACTATCTCTTATGTATTTATCAATTGGAGCCCCTATAAAGTCTATAACAGGAATATTTCCCCCTCCAATTGCAGTAGCTCTTTCATCTGCTTGACTTCGTTTAATTCCATCAAATACATGAGAGTACCAAATAATTTTACTGGCGGCAGACAAATCTAATCCAGAAGTCGAATACCCTACTAGAGCTTTAATATTATTTTCAGCTCCAGGCTCAAAAGCTTTGCGGGCTTTAAGCTTATTAGCAGTAGATATTCGCCCATGATACTCTACTATTTCATGCCCTCTATCTCTTAAAGTCTTAGCAATCAAGTCCATATCTTCATGAAAAGCCGCCCAAATAATACATTTTCCGCTAGCTCTTTCTACTTCTTCAATAAGAGCTTCTAATTTAGGGTTGGCTCCTGGAATTCTATACGTTTCGCCGAATTCATCTTTAATAAATCCAGAAGCAACCTGCTGTAACTTTATAAGTCTATTTGTATTTTCCCCAACCGATATTTCATTTTCGCCTATTTCAAGTTCATATTTAGTTCTTAAATCTGAATATACTTGAACTTGTTCATAAGTCATACCTACTTCTATAGTTTCAGGTACTATAGAAGGTAAATCAGTACAATCTTCTCTGAGAACTACAGAGCTATATTTAGCCATTTTTGATCTTAAACTATCTAGATTTATATATTCAGATAGCTGTTTATATTGATGCTTTTTAGCCCTTTTAAGAACATAAATAGCATGGTTAGCTTCAAATTCACTATATTTTTCAAAGCCTAAAGCTCCTTTTTTTAAGAGCTCAAATTGGCCCCAAGCATGTAATGGTGAATTGTCTAAAGGAGTACCTGTAAGTATACGCCTATAAGAGCATTTGTTTGCAATCGCCCGTGCCATACTTGTACGTTTAGCAGAAGGCTTTCTAAAATCATGACTTTCATCAAATACTACCAATATTTTACCGTGTTTATTTCGTATAATTCTTTTTATTAATTTTCTTACATCATCCCTTACCATAGTTTCGCTGGCAAAGCTAAACCATGTAAGATTAGAACTTTTTATTAATTCTTTAGCTGTTTGCCACCATCTTAAATGGTCTTGTTTCCATTTAGCTTTATCCGCCGCTTTTACTTTTACAACGCCTTTTTCACTGGCTATATCAGTATTCCAAACTAAACATTGGTATTCTATGGAGTCCCAATGATGAATGTTTAATTCTCTTCTGACCCAATTATCATGAACCCCATTAGGAGCAAATATAAGTACGCAATCTATTTTGCCTTGGGAGTGTAAATTGCAGGCTGTATCTATTATAAGCTTAGTTTTACCTGTTCTCATTTGCCAAAATAAAGCGCGAGAAGGTAAATCTGCAGAATACTCAAACTCCTTAAATTGATGGTCGTAAGGAATTGTTTTAAAATCTGCGCTTATAAGAGCTTGAGTACTCATGCTGGATACAAAAAGCCTTCTTCTTTTAATATTTTTTTAGTGTATTTTTTATGAAGAGATAGCCATTTCATTTTTATAAGGAATGGAAATCTGCCTCTAATAGGCATTAATTTTACCCCGAGAGCTTCTAACTTATCTATTCCCCATGTATTTCCTGAGGGCCTCATAATTTGAGCCCGTTCATCCTTTAGCACTCTAGTATCAATTTCTTTTATCCAGTTCGGATGGGGCCATATAGTCCCAAATTTTCTAGCAGAAGCTTCATGTAAAGTTTCTTCATATACACAAAACTCAGGCATAAGCCTTTTTAAAGGAGTTACTTTATCCCCAATTAAATACTCTGAATTATCATGACATAAAGCGGTTAAGCATTCTCGGGCTGTTCCCCCATTTCTTTCAATATACTTAGCTAAAACAATTGTATGCTCGCCTACAGAATAAAACCTTTTAGAATGCCCATTATATCTGCATATTAGAGACAAAGCATGAGCAACGTCTTCGACTTTTATTTTAGAAATAAGAGTTTGCATATTGGTTGTAAAATAAAAATCAGTTCCAGAATGTAATTCCATCCATACGTCTCTGTTTTCAAGCTCATTTGAACTAGTATTTTCTTTCATATTCCGTACCTTTAATTTTCAAGTTCTGATTTTCTGTGTGCCTTTTAACTCTTCTGTCACATTTTTTATTATCTGAAGTCTTTGTAAAGGTGCTCATAGGGCCTTTACCCCACAAATCGCTATTCATTCTAATAGGGTCTTTCGTATATTTAATATGGTCCTTATGCGTATATGACATTATTTATTTCCTATATCTGCTGTACCTTTCAGCCTCTGCAGTAATAGGGCACCCTTCAGCCCATGGTTCAATTTCTGACATTAGCTCTTCAAATTCTTCCAAAGAGCCTTTATTCTTTGGCACTTCCCCGACCATCTCATCATGGACTGTCATGAACACTCTATAAATAGTGTCTTTGCATCTTAACATTGCGTCAGCCATTATATCTCTAGCTACTGCTTGAGTTATATTCTCTACTAATTTTCCGCCATAGGATGCTGTACGAACCCATTTTCCTTTCGCCAAAGACATATATCTTATGCCATCTTTGACTTCTCCCCAACTTGTCTTTGTAGGTTTTACAAGAGGGTCTCTGTAACGAACTAATCTACCTGAAGGTAGCTGACAGCACAAGAAACCTCCTTTTACAAACCATTTTATTTTACCTGATACATAGCAAGGACCCGTAAGTTTATCTCTTTGTTCTATATACTCTGGAGTTACTTCGGCGACAGCTCCTAAAGTTTGTTTGACTAAAGCTTCCCAGCCTTTAATAGCTGCTATCGCCGCTTCTTCTTGTTCCTTCCACATGGCTTTAACTTCAGGATACCTAGTTCTATAGACATCGACTGTATATTTCATTAAAGCCAATTCGTGTATTATAGCTTTCGGATTTTCGTCAGCATCAATAAGTATACGTAAAACTCTCGACGCTTCTCTCTTTTTGAGAGGCTTAGCCTCTTTTCCAGGGAACAAATAGTCATTAACCCAATTATAATATTTTTCGTATTTATCTTGTAGGATTTTTGCTACTTGCTGTTTACTAAAAGAAATATCGTATTTACGGCATGTTAATAAGAAGGTTAAGAAACCCATTCCATAGCCTAAACCTAAAATGGCTTGTTTACCAAATTGCCTTTCTTCTGGATGGTCATGCCTATTTACTGGATATCCATAAATGCCCTCGGCCATATCACAGTAAATATCTCCTCCATTTCTGAAGGTTTCTAAGGCTTTTTCACAGCCAGCTTCCCACAACACACATCTAGCTTCGATAGCAGAATAATCAGCTACTATAAGGTCATTGTCGATAGAAGGTATTATTAGGCCTCTTAAAGCACTAGAAAGGGCCTCCATAGTTCCTCCATCATAAAACGCTTCAAGCCAATCTGGATTTTGATCCAATATATCATTGGCAGCTACGTCCATATCAAATACTGATTTGTACTTTCCAGTTTTTTCATCAAAATATGATACGTTTTTAGCTTTGCCTCTTGGAAAATTTTGTACTTGAATTCCTTTTCCAGACCATCTACCGGTGCCTGCTCCATGGTACATTAATATATCTCTAGCGCGGCCGTCTTCATGATCCGTTTTATCAAGAGCTGCCTGATATTTACGGGTAGAAGTTTTATTAACCAATTTTACAAGCTGAAGTACTCGGCGAGCTCTGCCTTCCACCTCTGGCATTTGTAAGAATTTATCTAAAGTAGCTGCTTGAGTATCTGGTAAATCCAAGTTTTCATTTTCTCTAAGCCAGTTTTTTACCTGTTCTCTTTTAGTAGCTGCAGAGATGCCTGTCATGTCTTCAAGCTCTGAATTCATTCGCTTCTTAGCTTCTTCGGCAATATACAATGCAGCTTTGGCTAGCTTAAGGTCAACTTGGGCTCCTGATATATTAATTTCTTGATCTAACTGCCACAATGAAAGCTCTCGGTCAGACAAGGCCGGAATAACGTCGCTTAAAGCTTCTTCAGCTCTTACATCTTGTTTACAATATTCCCATAACCTATAAATGTCTTCCTCTTCCTCATGCCATAAAGTAGGCATAGGAGTATCTCTTCCGTGTTTAGCTCTCCATTCTTGCCTTTCAGATTTACGAGGTTTTCTGGGTTTTGCCATTTTAAGCATAAGCCTTCGGCCTTCCATATCTTTTTCAATAGGAAGGCCCATAGCTTTACAGGCATTTTCAAGATCACGAGGGAGAGAGGCTGCACTAGCCCGAGAAGCAGAGCACCGCCACTGGTTTTCTGGAACCTCAGGCCACCCATATCTAGGCGTCATTATATGCCTCCAGATAACTCTTTCAAAGAAAGCATTGTGGGCTTCAACTAACCCTCCTTGCTCTATCCACTTAAAAAGCTCGTAGGGTATTTCGCTTTCAGCTATAAAAAATTGGTCGTGGCTTCTATGCCAAAGTTCTACTTTTCCTTCAGGCCAATAAGGTAACCTATAAGCTAAACAAAATACGTCAGTTGTTGGATGCTTAGAATAAATCCATGAGCCAGTCTTCTTAATTTCGCATTCAGACTTGGTTTCAAAATCTATAGTAGCATGGAGATTTAAATCAATATATGTTTCTATATTTAATACAGGTAGTCCCATGTTTTATCTTTCTAGTCGAGGAAACCTTTAGTCCCATTAACAGCTTCTTCATACATATTTAGAAGCTCGTCTTGTTCTCTACGGTCATATGCATCCATCTTTCTTCTTTTTATAACCATCCTAACAATTTTTGGATCATACCCGAGCATTTTAGCTTCGCCATAAATATCCCGTTTATCCTCATTATAAACATCTATTTCTTTCTGGACTGCCTCAAGTCTGTCAACTAAAGACTTTAAAATCTCAGAACTTGGCGTATTGCTCATTTAATTTCCTCTAAATAAAAAGAGGACTTTCTGTTGCCCGGCCGTCCTCGGAGCCGCGTTCAATTAAGCTGCTTGAGCAAAATCAACAAGTGGTTGGTTATCGTTGACAATTAACGATTTTAGTCTATAAAGGAACTACCCTGCATTCTCCAATAACCTCTCATTGATAGTCGATCCTAGTTCACCCCCCTCAAGAGCCTACTGACAGAGCTTTGCGCCTTGCTAGAGGTCATAGGCGAGTCAACCCCTGCTTATCAGATATCAGTAGGCTCATGGTGGAGGTGCCGGGTACTGCCCCCGGGTCCTACTCAATTAAATTCATCTTCATCAAATGCATACTTAGAATAGAAAAAGGGCGCTCCGAAGAACACCCTTAATCTATTTAGCCCTCGATAATTCATATAGGTGATATACGAAATTAACTTATATAATATAAAAAGAGGGTGCCCCGAAGGACACCCTCAATTTCCTAGGCGGTCTTGAGAGGGGCAAGAGAAGCCTAGGAGGGACACTCACATGTATCTAGCTTTAAAAACCTATATCGTCATCGTCTCCGAGGAAACCCTCAGTGTCTTCATCTTCAAGAAAATCATCATCAAAGTCTTCAGCTGCATTCCGACGGCTATCAAGCCGATCTTCATCCGCACAATCTTTAACTTTTTGTAAATTCATAAGGCCTAAAGATACGCCTTTACCTTTACCGTCATATGAATATACAGTAACAGTAGCTCTAAAGTATGCTCCGGGGTAGATTTCATCCATATTACCTTCTTCATGGCTAATAGGATTTTTATTTCTATCTACAATACCTGGTCGCATTTCACTACTTAAATTGGCAAAAATAGTTCCTTCGCCATAGCCTTCCAGGTCCGCTTTTGATTTACCATCACGCAAACCAAGTTTGTAGCTAGCCCCTTCTGAATTTAAAACTTTAAGTTCTTTAATGGATTTCTTAAAACGTTCCTTAGCAGCCTCGTTCATAGCATTATTAATATTACGCCATAAAACTTTTTCTTTTTCAGTAAAATTAGCTGGAGTCCAAATAGCCCCACAGCTAAATTTTTCTTTTGATCCTTCCTGATAAGCTTCAGGTTTTGCTAGTTTGGGAAAAGACATTCTAAATACTGGAGTCGTAAATCTTTGTACTGTAGCCATTTCGTCTTCCTTTCTATCTATAATGAAATCAGCTATTACTCTTAAATAAAAGAGTAAATGAATATTATAAGTTATTAATAAATTAAGAGCCCTTACTTTCAGACAATTCTAAGGCTTTTTGTAATAACATCGCTTGCCCTACAGCATCATCAAAAGCATCATGAGCATTAAGCCCTGTCCAATCTATTTTTGGAGTACCTGCAACCGAAAGAAAAGTTCTTGCACAGTAGGTAACCCTTCTGTCCCAAGGCACATCTCGACCTACTTTGTAATAAGCTGACTTCAAAATCGGGATATCGAAGTCAGAGGGTTTTGCCCAAACTCCTTGTATATCCCTCCAGCCGTATACTCCTGGTATATTTACTTTATTCAGCCATATATCTAAATTTGATAGAGCATAGGAAAGCTCTGTAGCATTCTGTTCAAGTTTTTTACCAAGGTCCTTAGCTAAAGGTTGTTGGAGCCACCATTGTAAAGTGGAATGGTCGATAGACCCTGCTCCATCTTGAAGTTTAACATACTGGTTAAACCCTTGGTCATTAAAAATACGCCCTTTGGATTTAAACTCGAATGCTACTGCGCCTATTTGCACTATAGAAGCATCCGGCCTTGTGCCAAAAGTTTCTAGATCTAGCATAACATGCATTTAACTGCTCCATAATTATCTAGTAGTAAATAAGTTATAATCGCCACGCCTCCCACAAACAGCTCTATTCCGAAACGGTCTAAAACTTTTGAAAAGAAAGCTAAATGAAATAGTCGATTTGTGAATGGGATTTTCATTTATTTTTTCCCTATTATTACCCCTTGTACTAACGTTCTAATTCTTCCCGAACCTCCTCTGTGAACTGAAACTTCTTCCGTGTTATTTTCTAGAAACCGCACAAACATTTTTGTAGGAGCCTTTTCAAATCCCCATTCATTACAAAAATTTTCATAGTCTCTATAAATAAAAGTTAAAGGCATTAGCACGTTGCTAGATATAGAGCAAGTGCTAAGCCAAGCGCTGTAAGAGCCCCATTCAGCGGATACTTCTTTATGAATTTCAGCATTTTTCATACGGTATAGCATGGCGCTTAGCTATGTCTTCTAAAGAGACTTTCTTGCCTTTAGCAGCATACCCTCTACGAAGTTGATCCAATAAAGCCAGGTTTAATGCTTCATTTAATTCCTGAGTAACATCCTCAATTCCATCAAAATCATCTAGCTCCGCCTTTAAATTTATGAAATATTCAGTGCCCTCATAGTTCCCTGTATTTACACGACAACTTTTAGAAACCGACACTTCTTTAATTTCTGCCACTTAAGACCTCCATAACGATTTCCCACATGTCCTTTTCAGACAATTGAAATCTATCAAAATCTTCATCAGGAGAAGTTTCAATAGCACATAGTGAAACCGCTCCTTTGTCACTCTCCTGTGTTTTAAGCATTAAAGTGGCAGTCTTACCTCCATTTAAAGGCTCCGTAGCATGAAACTCATGCATCTTCATATTATACCTTTGACCAGCAGGTACAATTTCTTCAGATACTTTTTTCACATGAACTAAGCCGTTAGGGCGCCAAGGTCTATTTCCAAACTGGCTTCTTTGGCCTTCATGCAAATATGACATATGTGTGGCGTTTGACGTAACAGGCTCACCTTTTAAAAGGCCGTCAAGATTTATATTATCTCTTTGGGTTTTGTACAAAATATTCTTCTGAGTTCCGATTAAGACCCGGCTCATAAAGCTAAATCTGTGACTATGTATGCTAGAAAACTCAAAGCATTCTCTTTTCGGCAAGTCAGGATGCCATACATGTAAGCGTTGATTGCCCTGAAGCTTTATCTGAATAAAACCTAAGCCATGTAAGGTTATAACCTCAGCCGTTTCTTTAAAATTATCCGCTATCATGTATCATCTCCATATCCCAAAGCTTTAAGAGCATTCGAAACCAGGTGCAACACGCTAGATTTTCTTACGTGCCTCTTTACTTTTCTGATTTTAGACGAATGGGCACTATCTTTTAATATTAAAGCATTTCCCCATTCTGCGTACCCGCATGACTCTGGATAATTCATTTGGGCTACATCGTAGTTGCCTAATTCGTCATCTCCAGTCAAATCATTGCCAATAGCTATCTGTTCTAAAATGCTCACTTCGCCAGTTACTGCAGAATGTAGTTCTACTTTTACTATAATCATAAGCCCCTCCTACTCTAAATCATCATCAAAGTCATTTCCAATATCTATAACGACTTCAGATCTTTTATCTGAAATAGGTGCCATTGTTAAAGACCCTTCGTTCTTAATCATAACGCGCTCACTAAATTCTTTCTTACGCTGGCCTGACCCTTTACCTTTTATTAGTTTTTCTAGAGCAGGCCCCCTTTTTAATTCAGGCTCTGTAAAATGTTGTTCCACAGGAATGTCAAACTCTTCAGCACAAATAGTAGAAATTTCCTCCGGGCTTAAACCAGGACGATAAGATCTTCGACTTGCATTCCTTACTACTTTATAGCCTTCTACTTTTCCTCCAGCTAGAAGCTTTGCTTTAGCTTCTGCTTTTACTTTAGTAACCCAGTCGTCTATTAATTCTACCCAAGGTAAAATTATGGGGAACCTATTTTCCCCTCCGATTTCTATTTCTTCAGGATCGTCTTCAAAATCAATTAAGGCCAATTCTTGCATTTTACTTTTAATAGCGGTGCATCTAGTTTTTAATTCACAAAAAGTGCAATGACTCCCGTCTTCTCCAATACTAATTAAACCACGCTGGTATAAGTCGTCAATAATTTCCTGTAGATTTTTTCCTTCTTTGGTTTTGTTCCGTAGAATTTCTCTAGCCAAATCCACTTTACGGGCTTTTTCTCTTAGTTCATCCCTCCATTTGAGCAATTCCACCCTTGTTATCTCTTCAGTCATAATTCCATCTTCGGGTGCTTGATGATGCCGAGGCATGCAAATCGTATACCTATATACATCGTGAGAAAAGCCTGTTTCATGAGCTCTTCCTAAAACATAGGAACGTAATTGCATATTCCCTTCAACCGGTACAAATACTCCTGTACCATTTTTATAATCAATGACTTCTAGAACATCAGGCCATGCATCAATAGTTACATCGGCAGTTCCTCCTGTATCATCTCTTTCAGGTAGCGGTATAGTATAGCCTTCTACTATAAGTTCTGCAGACTCTAATTCATCCATCCTCTTATTTACATAATCTGTAAATTTGGTGGTAGCATCCACCATGTCGTCATCTACTTCAAACCAGATAGCAGTTGCATCTTTTGGAGTTTTAGCATTGGCTTTAAGTATTTTAGCTTCTTCGCCCCCCGTCTCTGTTTCCACTAATTGTATAATACGCCCTGTGTAAGTTTCTGGGGAAGTATCGGTAAGAAGGCAGTTTTCAATGAGCGCATGCGCGCATGTACCTAACTGGGCTTGAGGGCTGCTTTCCCCTTTAAGAGACGGAACCGCTTCTAGTACTGCAGCGGACCCTGGACAGTTCCACCATTGTTTAGTTTGCGATGAGCTAAGTCTTGCATGAGCAGCCATTATAAAATCTCCATTTAATAAAATAGCGGGAATTTTTAAGAGCTACCCCGCAACCCTCTACTTAATCTTAAAGCCTTAAAAGTCGTCTTCAGAAGGCTTAAGTGAAGCTGCGTCAATAACACTTTGATAGGCTTCTTCTTTAAGCTCACTTAGAGACGAAGCGGAATGGTCTTTGAGAATTTGAATGGCAGCATCTTTGCCATTTTCTTCTGAGAACTGTTTCAGAGCAGCGCGAACTTGTTCTTTTGTAATGGCTTCTGGTTTAGCTTCTTCTTTAGGTTCAGGCTTGGTTTCTGCCTTTGGCTTAGCGGCAGGTTTAGGTTTAGGCTTAGTTTCTAATTTTGTAGTCTCTGCCTTATTTGCAGAATGATTAAATGAAGCTGAAATAGCACTTAATGTTTTATGAGCATCTTGTACCGCACTTTCAACACTTGGATCAAATTGAATAGTAACTAAGGAACTTGTCATTTAGGTAATCTCCTATTTATGGATTGTGAATAACAGGAGTACAATGACATAATTTTTCCTATCCAGTGGACCCTTAATGAGGAACTCAAAGGTTATAATGGCAACATGAAAAAGCTAAGTTATCCTAAGCTTGTAAAGTCATTAAAGCTTGTAAGACGGAGAAAAATAAGTGGCTAAGACAGATGTAGATTTAGAAGCCTTAAAGGAATATCAAAAAGCTAAATATACTCTACTCCCTTTACATAAGTGGGATAAGACTTCAACCTATAAAGGAAAAGAGAGACAGGACGGTAAACGGCCGATTGATCGAGACTGGACAAACCGACCTTATAATAACGCAACTACAATAAAGCATGCTCAAACTGGAGGGAATGTAGGAGTTCGGCTCACCGCAGAACAACTTGTTATTGACGTTGATCCTCGCAATATGCCAGAAGGTAGAGATACTTTTAAGGAATTGTGCGAAGCTATTAAATTAGTTCCCGATGATTATCCTCAAGTTAAAACAGGAAGTGGAGGCCTTCATGTCTATATGCGTAAGAGCGCAGATGTGCCTGTCGTGGATAGTATTGAAGGATATGATGGCGTTGAGTTTAAAACAAAAGGGCGCCAAGTAGTCGCTGCCGGATCAAAGCATCCTAATGGAAACATGTATGAATGGGATTTTCTAGGCCCTAATTTGGAAGATGCAGATCAAGCCCCCGACCGTCTCATGGCTTTGATTAGAAGACCGAGCAGGATATCATCGGGGCCTTCAGGCGGAGGAGAGCATACTCAAGAAGAGATTGCTACGATGCTTGATGAATTGGACCCTACAGATTTTAGAGATCAGTCTGCATGGCTAGAATTGATGATGGCTTGTCATCATGCTTCTGGCGGAGATGCCCGCTCTGAATTTATCGACTGGTCTACCCGAGATCCTCAATATTCTGCTGACTCTTGGATTGTCGGTCGTAGATGGGATAGCCTGCATAGAGATAAAGGATCGGGAGTCACATATCGGACTTTACATAAAGTTATGAGGGATAAAGGAAAGCAGTCTGCTATTCCTCAAGTTAAAGCCGAAGATGATTTTGAAGATGATTTGGATTTACCAGGAGATGAAAACGAATTTGAAATCCCAGAGCATGAACGTAAGGGCCCCATGACACGGTTGAATGAAAGACTTTGGGCAGTTATGGATGGGGGCAAATTTAGAATTATGTATGAGCACTTCAATCCAAGTACCCAAAGAATGGAATGGGTTTCCGCTACCAAAAATAATGCCCTTGACATGTACGCTAATAGGAAGGTAGAAAAAATAAATATGAAAGGTGAACCAGTTGTTGTACCTGTTTTAGAAGAGTGGATGCAATGGGGTCATCGCCGTACAGCTCAAGGAGTAGTATTTGATCCGGAAAGAGACCACAAAGGATTTTTAAATTTATGGCAAGGATGGGCTGTTGATCCAGCACCTGGTGATTGGTCTCTTACGGAAGAGCTTATTCATGAAGTCCTTTGTAATGGGGACTCGGTACAATCCAAATTTGTTATGGATTGGATTGCCTACATGGTGCAAAAACCTTGGGATCCACCAGAAGTTGCTATTTGCTTTAGAGGGGATAAAGGAACAGGCAAATCTACTCTTGGAGAGGCTCTTGTTAAATTATCAGGCAGGCATGGTATTCAGGTCACCTCTCCCCGGCATGTCATGGGCAACTTCAATATCCACTTAATGGATTGCATTATGCTGTTTGCAGATGAGGCTGTTAGACCCACTGATAAAGCCGGACAAGCGGCCTTGAAGGCTTTGATAACTGAGAGGCAAATGGCCTATGAGGCTAAGGGGATTGATTTAAAAACAGGGATTAATAGAATTCATGTCATGATGGCTTCTAACGATGATTGGTTCGTAGATGCTTCAGCCGTTGATGGGGAGAGAAGGTATTTTGTAGCGGAAGCAAATAATAAAAGGCAACGTGATACGAAGTTTTTTGGAGCTTTAAAAAATCAATTGTATAATAAAGGAGGGTTGGCCGCAATGCTCCATGATATGCAATTAAGGGATATTTCTGGATGGGCTCCAAGAGGTAACGTTCCAGTCACTACTGCTTTAACTGAACAGAAAGCGAGAAACTTAGAACCTGTCGGTCAGTGGTGGTTTAATATATTAGATGAGGGGGCCATGCCTTGTCCTTTAACGAATGACGATGATGATTGGGACTTAGGGGCTATCAGAGTATTTAATGAAGATTTGAAAGGATCTTTTGAGGATTTCTGCAGAAAAAACAGATTGTCTCCTGGTTCAATGAATAAATCCATGGATAGATATTTCTGGGGAGAACTGAAGAAATATTGTCCAAGTTTTACAGAGAAACGCGATAAAATACCGGAAGATCGCTTTGATATAGCTCCAGTAAGCAGCTCTGATAACAGGGCAAGATGTAAAGCCTTTCCTTCTATGAGTGAGTGCCGTATGGGCTTTGAAGCTGTTTTAGGAGGCAAATTTAACTGGAACTGACAGTTTGTAAAGCATGTATAGCATATTTTAGTCTAAGTTGTTTTTGAAATACACATGCGCATATATGACAATATTATAGTATTACAAGTAGTATATGCTTTACAAACTATAAAAAATTAAACAAAATCAAGGATTTGAGTCTGTAAGACGGAGAGCACTTTCTATCTTACAGGTTTTACAAATCGAATTTAGCTACCTCTTCTACTCTTGGATTAAGGTAAAGGAGGGAAAAGTGGGAGATAAAGGAGAGTTGAAAGAGAGCTGAAAGAGATGATCTTAATTCAGAGAAGAAGACTTCATGCACGTGCGCGCGCATGTGCGCGTAAGAAATAGGGAACCCTCATGTAATTATCTGGAAGGAACCCTGTAATTTTAGGGGAAGAACCCTGTAATTTTAGGGGAAGAACCCTGTAATTTTAGGGGAAGAACCCTGTAATTATCGGGGAAGAATTTAGAGC